TCCACCGGCGACGAGCATTACCTCGGCTGGATTTTGGCTTTTAAATAGTGTCCTTGTTAGCCTTTAAATTTTCCATTAGTGTTTTTGAACCGCCTACTCTAACATTGATGATACCGTTATAATATTCATCTGTTTCTAATACAGCACGGGTAAACTGTTCTTTTGCCTCTAAGTAACTAAGTTCTGATCTTGATTTACAGAAATATAAAATTTCTCTTTTGAATTTTTTTTCGCCTAATATTTTGATATCTTCGTTTAACTTGTCACTAGATCCCCAATAGTCTCTCCAGTCACTTTCTACTTCTGAGCGTCTTTTATTTTTTCTGCCTTTTAAAGGTGGTCTTGTTTTTTTAAACCTAGCTAATTTTTTGCCTATGTACTTTCGTTTGTTTGTTTTATTCGTAATCATGTATACGAAGCCTACATATTCTGCAGGCACCTCAATTACTTTTTTGCCTTTGTAAGTCCAGTACATATGCTACTTATAGCAAAGACTAAACTTTAGTTGCCTTTTCGAATCCTAGTAGTATTATGCTTTACATGTATCTCATCTGCTCTCAGTTTAGCATAGGATCGTATTTCACGCAAGAACTTTCTGCTTTCTCTATGCGTTCTTACACTGTTCCTAGCTTCAAATTTTTCGTTAGCTCTGAAATAGTTTAAGTATGCTTCTACTAATTTGTCGTGTACATCACTCATTCTACAATTTCTATATCGTTCTCGTATGATGTAAATCCGTTTTCTTTTATAACTTTCATAACGTGATTTACTCGTCCTACTAATTCATCCTTATGAGAAATTAAATATACATTTTTATTACGTTCTCTGCCCATTTTCTTAAGAACAGATAACGCACCTTCAACGCCAGCAGTATCCATGCCACTGTCGATTAACTCATCAATGAATAACAAGTTAATATTTTGATATAAAGATTCCCATACATCTCTAAACGCAAAACTCATACCAAGTATTAGTCTGTTACGTTCACCTCTTGACAAATTGTCAAAATCTAAGTCTTGTCCTAGTTGAGTAATTTCAACATTAAGATCGTTTTGGAATAATACTTGATGTGGTAAACCTAATTTATCTAAATAATATGTAAGTCTGTTGTTTAGATATGCTAAGTTTTGATCAATAATTTTTTTACGAATAAATGAATCTTTATTTGTAAGTAATTTTTGTAAAAATTCTTGATGTTCTTTTAAGTTTGTAAGTTCGTTTACAGTATTCCAATTAATATCAACAAGTGCAGAATTATTTAACTCGTCAATTTGTGTTTGATACGGATCACATTCGTCTTGTTTATTTTTTAATGCTGTCTTTAAACTATCAACGTTTTGTCTATGTTCGTATGCTTCTTTTGCAGTATCATAGAATGTAGTAGGCTTGCCGTTAATATTACCAATCTCTTCAAGTGTTTTCATTACTTGAACTACTTTATCTGAAACCTCTTGCTGATATGCCGTTGCATCAGCAACCTCTTTGTTCTTGCGTTCTGCAATCTCAGCTTTTTTATCTGCATGTAGTTCTTGACCACAAGTGTAACACACAGCATCTTCTAAATCTGCGATGTCTTTAGATGCTTTTTCAACACTCTTGTCAGCACGTACTAATGCAGGCTCTAATGTGCTTAATTCTTTTTTAAGAGCCAAAATAGCATTGTTGTGTTCATTCCAGTTTGTTAGTTTTTCATGCAAATCTAGCTCAGAATCAATGTCTAAGTGTTCTAATTCGTCGATTGCAGCATTATATTTTTCAATATCTGTATTACGTTTTGAAATCCACGCTTTTTGTGTAGTTTTCAAACTTTGAATTGTAGTTTCAATTTTACTATTTGCAGATTGAACTGCTTCAATTTTTAATGTTTCTTCTGTAATTGCTTCTTTGGTTGTACGTATTTGTTCTTTTAAAACTTCTGCTTTTTCTGATAATATAGTAATACCTAACAATTGTTCAATAATAGCACGTTGATCATTTTGTCGCATACTAAGGAATGGCTCGGTATAGGTGTTAAGTGCAACAACATGTTTGAACATGTCATGGCTCATATTCAACAAGGTATTAATCGACTCTTGTGTCTTACGACTGTCACCTTGCGACTCGTCGACCATTTCTTGTTCTTGATCGTTTATATAAAATTTAAGTACGTTAGGAGATCGGCCTCTCTCAATCCTATAATCCTGTCCGTCCTTTTCAAAATGCAATGTAACAAGCATACCTTTTGAATTTGTTTTGTTTATTAAGTTATTGCGTTTGATATTAGTTAAAGCACTGCCGTATAATGCATACGACAAAGCATTAATAATAGTTGTCTTACCTGTACCATTTCGGCTACCGCTATCGTCACCTCCTTGATCTAAGTTTTCACCTAGAACAAGTGTTAGCTGTTCTTTATCAAAGTCAACTGCTTGAGTTTGATTGCCAACACTCATAAAGTTTTTTACGGTTAAGTCTTTAATACGTATCATAATTCGTTGTAGATGTCCAATAAAAGTTTCTTATTAAAGCTATCACTATCAATAGCTGAAATTTCTTTGCTTACAATTTCGTCAACACTTTCAAATGTTGATATATCTAGTTCGGTAGATATTTCTTCAATTTGTTTTTGCGGTATAAGTGTAATCTCTCTACATTTATATGTGCTAATATAAGTTTCTTTAATAAAACTTGCTTCTTCATATGAAATAGGCACATCGATAGTAACACGCAAATACATATTATTTTTTATAATATTTTGATTAGGATCAAGTAATTGACTAAGTGTTGTAGTTCTATACTTAGGACAATCTAGCCAGTTTATGTATACAGGTTCAGCATTGTTTTCTTTATCAAGAATCATCATACCTCTTGCATCATCCCATGCATCGGCATAATTATGCGGAAATGCATTACCTAAGTAATGTACTTTACCTTGTTGTTGCCGTTTATGGAAGTGTCCACTAAACACATATTCTTGATGTTCAAAGTGTTCTGCACGTAGTTCTCCATGATCAGGCATTTGTACCATAGCGTTCATGTAAAAACTAGGAAGTTCAAAGTGTCCAAACAAATACTTTGATTTAAGTTTAGATACTTTCTTCCATTCATCACCTACTAGCCAAGGAACAAGTGCAACATCGTCTTCTTCGTATATTTCATCAATAAATGTTATACCCGGAATAAATTGTGCAAATGCTGTAGAGTTTACATCACGTTTGTCTTTATAGTACAAATCATGGTTACCATCAAAAAAGTAAAACTTCTCAAATGATTGTCCTAGCTTTTCCATACATCGTATAGTTGCATCCATAGTTGTAAGATTTAAACTGTTTCTGTTGTGATGCCAGTCACCGCAGAATATGCCAGTTTCACAACCGTTTGCTTTTGCTTGTTCGATAAACCAGTCTATAAAGGCTTCGCAGTCGTCATTGTGTATACGACTGTTGCCTTTTAAACCAAAGTGAATGTCTGTAAAGACTGCTGCTTTCTTAAACAAATGAGAATCCTTTTATGTTCAACTTATTGTATATGAGATTTTGTTGAATGTCAAGAGATTTATTTGATTCCTTGCTCCCGTTTTACAGCAGCTTCCCATTCTCCAGAATGCTGTCTAGTATAACTAGGATCTAGGCCGTTTTGTTCTAAGATATCGTCTCGGATGTTTTGATTTCGTTTTTCAATATTAATAACTCTGACAAATGAGTTTGTAACTGCGGCTGTATAATAAGCGAATGGATTGTTGGACTTTGACTCGTCAAACTGTAAACCAATTTGAGCAAGTTGTAATATCGCTTGTCCTCGCATTTCGTCATTGTAAGTATATCCTCTAACATTTCCTCTTGTGCCATATCTGTCACAGAGTTTCATCCACATACGAGCAAGCTCATTTGTAGCTTTGCCGTGTGTTTTATCGAAGTATCCGTTTTCCATACCACCTTGCCAATGACTTTTGCCTACACAAATTAACTCTCCATTTTCGTCAAATTTATAATGTTGAAACGGAGGAAAGTTAAGTTTTGTTTTTGTGTCAGCAACTGTCTTTGGTGTCTTTTTTCGTCCTGGCTCGTCTGGAATATGATCGAAAGTCATAATTCTAAAAATTAGTTCTTCTTTTGTAATTTTTCTATAATCAATTTCGCATTCTGCTTGCTTAATTTTTTCGCCTGCTAATTTACGTGATTCATAATCAGCTGTTCCTAAACGTTTTGCTTTATTACGTTTTGCTTCTGCAATAGTTCTTACATTTATTTTTTCTATGCTAGGTAGTATAATATCATACTGTGCATATTCGCTATCTACGTAGCTACAAAAACTTGCTTTAGATTTGTGTATTTCTTTTAGCATGTCTTTATTGTTAAGGTAATTTTGTCTTCTCATAATGATCCTTGTCAGTTATATTAGTTATATTATAATATACATACTTAATTTTGTCAACTAAATACTGTATAGGAGAAATTAATGCCTGAACCGCAATATGAAGTCAACGGACGATCTGCAACTAAAGAATTAGATCCAAGAGGTGCAGACCAATACCCAAACATATTCAAACCTCAATCATCTGCACCTACAGACGGTGTTGAACCAGAACGCACTGCAAGTACCGCAGTTTGGTCTGGATATGATGCTGATTGGCGTGTAAAACTTGGGTATAGAAAAGGTTCCTATTCCGGAATACTTTCTCCATTAGAAGTTACTGGCGGTGTTGTATTTCCTTATACTCCTACAGTGATTGTTAACCATACTGCAAATTATGATGCAATGCATCCTGTACATAGTAATTATCCTTTTTATGCATATCAAAACAGTCAAGTTGATCAAATGACTATTACTGGTGACTTTGTACAACAAACAGAAGCTGACGCAGAATATTGGGTTGCTGTGATACATTTTTTAAGAAGTGCAACAAAAATGGCATACGGTGAAACTTCAAATCAAGGTAATCCGCCTCCGTTACTCAAACTAAATGGATATGGACAATTTGTATTCAGTGACGTTCCTGTGGTATTATCAACTTTTATGGTTGACTTGCCAGCTGATGTTGACTATATAGAAACATCATTTGGCGGTGGCGGTAAAACTTTTGTACCTACAAAATGTCAAATTGCACTTACACTAATGCCACAGTACAGTAGACGTAAGGTAGAAACATTTAGTCTTGACAAGTTTGTTAACGGCGGATACCTTAAAACTGGTGGAGGATTTATTTAATGGCATATGATAAAGCTAGTCCGTATGCATTAACTGGTTATGCTGAAAATTATCTAGATTTTCTTGAAATCAGGTCTGTACCAAAAACAGCTAATGATGTGTTATATACAATAGAAGCTGTGTTTCATCAACGTCCAGATTTAGCAGCAAAACATATATACGGAAATCATAAATTGTGGTGGGTGTTTGCACAGCGAAATATGGATATATTAATCGATCCTGTGTTTGATTTTACAGCAGGTACAAAAATTTACTTACTAAATGGACCAGCGTTACGTAATGTTTTAGGATTATAACATGCTATCAAGTGACGATATTATCAAAGCGTATGTTGCAGGCAGAACAAACGATCTCAATCAAGCAGCACGAGAATTTAATGATGGAGAGTACGGCCTACCTTTAATTAGTTCTGCAAATAGACCTAGTAATAGAAAATCACCTAATGAATTAGAACAATTTGCTAATGGTACGTTTAAATTTACTTTAGCTGTGCTGTCTAGTACACAAATGGCATTTCCTGAAAAAACTTATAGAGCAGGACAAACAGTAAAAACAATATTACAAAGTGGAGGCGGATTAGCTGCAACAAAGGCTATCACTGCTTACGAAGGCGCAGGTCGTATAGAATACTATATCGATGATATAGATATTGAAGCAATCGTTGCTCCTACCAGTGCTCAACGGGCAACTAATGCAACTAATATTGCATTTAAAATAATGGAACCGTATAGTATGGGATTATTTTTGCAAACGTTGCAGATTGCTGCTGCTGAAGAATATAGAAATTATTTAGAAACACCGTTACTTTTAACTTTAGAATTTTTAGGACAAGATGACGATGGCAATTTTATCGGCAGTGCAGGCAAAAGATTCTTTCCGCTTAAACTTGTTAATATGGATATGAATGTTACAGGCGGCGGTACTATATATGATGTACAAGCAGTTCCTTACAATGAAATAAGTCTTGTTAATTCAATACAAACTATGACTAATGATGTTGAATTGACTGGAAAAACATTAGATGAAATATTAGAATCAGGTGAACAAAGTTTATCTAAAGTAATTAATGATATGTTTATAGAACAGATTGATGTAGGACAAGGATCTAGACCAAGCGAATTTGTTATTATATTTCCTGATGATGTTTCTTCTACTAGCGGCGGAGCAGGAGCTTCGTCTAGAGATAGTAATAATGTACAAAGTGCAATATATGATTTAACACAAAATGGAAATGCTCCTGCTGTTCCTAAATTTAACATAGGTGATTTAGGCATAGGGACTTCAAATGCAAAGAATAATAATGCAGTAACACAAAGTTCGCAGCAGTATATTGCTAAAAAGTCTAATATATCCGGAAAACTTAAAGAATCTGTTTCGGCCAGCTTAAATGCTATTGGACAAGCAACTCTTGCAGACAGTATTGACATACCAGGAAACCATCCATTAAACAAAGCAGGTTTAACTTACAATGATGAAACATTGCTGTTTGAAAATGATAAGATGAGTGTAAGTCATGATTTAAGAACTTATACATTCCCTAAAGGTTCTAAAATACAAGACATAATTGAAGAACTAATTATTATAAGCGATTACGGTAAAAAGTTTGCTGATCCAAAGTATGACAGAAATGGAATGGTAGATTGGTTTAAGATTGAAACAGAAGTTTACCCTATAGCAGATGCAGAAGAACAAAGACGCACTGGTACTAATCCTAAAGTATTTGTTTATAAGGTTGTACCTTATAAGGTACATATGGCAACAATATCTAGTCCTACACAAACTGCTCCGGGGTTTGATAGATTAGTAGAACTTGCTAATAAACAATACGATTATATCTATACTGGTGCTAATAATGATATATTAGATTTTGAGATTAATTTAAACAACCAATTTTTTAGTGCGCTTAGTGCAGATGGCGATGCATTATCAGCAACTAGTGTAACTAAAACAAAAGTAGGAACAAGTGCAACTGGCGAATCGCAAGCAACTCCTAGTCAAGGCGGACCTTCAGGACAATATGGAGGTAAGTCTGGCAAAATAGGTAATCACAGTACAGGTAATATGGGAGGCGGCGGAAATGAATCAGTTGCTACTAGAGTTGCAAGAACTTTCCATGATAGTATTATAAACAGTAAAGTAGATCTTGTAACAATTACATTTAACATTATGGGCGATCCTTATTATCTAGCAGATAGTGGAATGGGAAATTATAACAGTCGTCCGGGTACACTTAATGTTACACAAGATGGACAAATGGACTATCAACGTAGTGAAGTTGATATTATACTTAATTTTAGAACACCTATTGATTATAATGACGAAACGGGCCTAATGGATTTTCCAGAAGATACTATTCCTGTAGAGCCTTTTAGCGGTCTTTATAAAGTTATTAAAGTACAGTCAAGATTTACTGGTGGTAGATTTACACAGGAATTAGAATGTATTCGTAGGATAAACCAAGAAGGCACTTCTACAGGACAGAGTGCAGCAAAACAATATGATGGTGAAAATAGTATTTTAGACAATGCAGGCCAGGCATCCGGAACACAGGCAGCAGCAACCGCACAGGATAATCCTACAATTAAAGAACAAGTAATGGAAATTAAACAACGAAGAATAGAAAATACAAATAACAGACTAGCTGATCTTAAACGTGGCGTTATAAGAGGATTCTAATGAAAGATAGACGTAGTAATAAAAATTTAGCATCAGAAAAATTGAATAATGCTGGTCCTTATGAAGCATTAATTGTAAGTCATCTTGATCCATATTATGGCGGCGGTTTAGAAGTTGAACTTTTAAAAAGTAGTTCTGCTGGTAATAGTCCTGAAAAATCAGGACAACTAATTACTGTAAAATATTTAAGTCCGTTTTACGGAGTTACACCTCTTGCAGGAAGTGGTAAAAAAGATCAATACAATGCAACACAAAAAAGCTATGGCTTTTGGGCAGTTCCACCTGATATAGGAACAAAGGTATTAGTTATTTTTGCAGAAGGTAAATTAAATCAAGGTTACTGGATAGGATGTGTGCAAGATACACATATGAATTTTATGGTTCCTGACGGTAGGGCAACAACTGGTTATAATACTGTAGGTGATAAACTTCCAGTAGGAGAATTTAACAAGCTACTAGAAACAAGAGGAGATCATCCAACAGCATTTAATAAACCTATAAATGTAGATTATGCAAATCGAATGTTTAATCAAGGATTAGATAAAGACGAAACTAGGGGCCTTTCTACATCATCGGCTAGACGTGGTGCTATTTCAAATGTATATGGATGGAATACTCCTGGACCTGTAGATAAACGTCCTAGTTCTCCTAAGGTTAGATACGGCGATAAAGACCATAAAGCTACAATACCTGTCAATCGTTTAGGTGGTTCTAGTTTTGTAATGGACGACGGTGACGAAACCCAGTTACGACGAGGACCGGCTAAAGATACGCCAATGGAGTATACCAATCAACGTGCTGGCGAATCTGGCGGGGATAAAACTTTACCTGCAAATGAACTTACTAGAATTAGAACAAGAACAGGGCATCAAATTTTACTGCACAATACAGAAGATTTAATTTATATATCGCACGGTAGTGGTGATAGTTGGATTGAATTAACAGCAAACGGAAAAATTGATATCTATGCAAAAGATAGTATTAGTATTCATAGCTCTCAAGATTTAAATTTTACAGCAGATAGAGATATTAACTTTACAGCAATACGAGATCTAAACACTGTTGTAGGAAGAAATCATAACGAATCAGCGGGTGATCAGCGTAATGTTAAAACAGGCACACATACAGCATTTAGTGCAGGTACAAGTTTTAATGCAAATGCACAAAGCACAGTATCTTTATATAGTGAAGCAAGTACAACTATTTTAGCACAAGACGAAATGACTATGCAAAGTAGTGGTAATTTATTTTTAGGTACAACTAGTAACATGAACATAGATGCTTGTGCAGGATTAAAAATAACCACTGACGGAGATAATCATATAAAAGCCGTAGGTAATTTAATTGTAAACTCTGATGCTGCAATTGATGTAAAGTCTGCAACTAACACTAAATTAACATCTGGGGAGCAGACAGATATACATGCTGGAACAGCAGCATTAGTAACAGCAGCTGGCGGAGGTTTAGACTTACGTGCAAGTTCTAATATAACCCAAACAGGTGCAGAAATACATTTAAATGGACCAGGAGCAGCAACAGCAGCAACAGCAACAGATGCAGAAGTAGCAGATGCTGCTGCTCCAGTGCTTCCTGTACCGCCTCAGCAGGCATTACAAACTACACGTAGGCCTAATCACGAACCTTGGTACGAACACGAAAATTATAACCCAGCTGCATATACTCCGGAGAAAACAGAAGCTGGACAAGCATCAACTGACAGCTATGCGCCCGAACGTCCAGATACGTTCTTAAGAAATAGCAATGTTACCGGAACGAATGTACCTTCTGGAACAGCAGCAAACACATTTGGCAACGTAGCACCTAATGGATCTATAGCTGCAAGTAACACACCAGGAGGTGTAACAAGTTCACCTACACTAGGAGGAACACAAATTCCTACTGGGACTCCTGAAGAAATATCAGATAAAAAAGAGCGTGCAAGAATTTTTGCAAATTCTTTAAGAACTATTGCAGGATTTAACGATGAATTTATAAAAGCAGCTATTGTTTGTGCTAATACAGAAAGTAAGATTACTGCTACTGAAGAATCTAGTTATGCAGGAACAAGTAACGATAGAATTAGATCTATTTTTAGTGCTGCAAGAACTGTAAGTGATTCACAACTTACATCTATAAAGGCAGACAAGTTTCAATTTTTTGAATTAGTATACGGTTATCAAAGTAGAATAGGACCGGGCATGGGCAATGACGCAGCAGGTGATGGAGGAAACTACATTGGTAGAGGACTTATTCAGCTAACTGGTAAAGCAAATTATGAGCGTTACGGAAAACTTGCAGGATTGACAAACGCACCAATTACAGACGATAATCCGTTTGGTGTTGATATTATAGTTGATCCTGGATTATTACTTACAGACTTTAAATTGTCTTGTGATGTCTCTGCAGCCTATTTAAAAGATAGATATAAAGATAAAGGCCGCGGTATTCTAGGTAATATGAGACTTTGTATTGCAGGTACAGAAGGTGGTTATAATTTAGGCATTAGTAAAGACAGACAATTTGCAGGTGTTGTAGATGCAGATGATACTTGGTATAATGCACCAACAAATAATAGAGGATTTGGATAATGTGTAATGTATTAATTCCAGCAAGTGAAGTTATTAGTCCTAACATTCCGATATATACAGATGAAATTCCTGATTTAGAAAGTCAACGGTTTGCTTATGATGATCCATTTGAGCAAAACTTAGAAGGCGATGTAGTATCTAACCAACAATTTTTATCTTACAGTAATCAAAGTGGTAGACAAGATACTCAATCAGGCGGCATACCGGGGCAAGAACAAGGTACTATTGCTGGAGCTGAAGTTACAGGTCCTGTACCTCAAAATCCTGGTTACGAACGATTAGTTGCGTTACTACAAAATTGCTTATCACAAGACTGGACAGAAAAAGGCAATCCGGGTAATCCTAGAATATTACAAACATATAGAGTTTGTAATCAATCTTATGATAGGGATAGTAGTGCTATGGCTTATGCATGGTGCGCAGCGTATGTAAGTTGGGCTTTAGATGAAGCTGGAATTGGTGGACTTAAATCAATGAGCTCACAAGCGTACAAAAATTACGGTGCAGAGGTTGGATGGCGTAATACATCTCAAATACGCAAAGGCGATGTTGTAGTATTTAAATCAAAAACTAGAGGCGGCGGCCATGTAGGGTTTGTATGGGAAGTTGATCCAAAAAATAAACGTTTTAAAGTATTAGGCGGAAACCAAGGTGATAATGCAAAAATAAGTAATTATAGATTCGAGTCAAACAGTCAGTATACTTTAACAATTAGGCGCAATTGGGCAATACCTGCCGAGTTAGATGTACCAATAGACGGATCAACTATTGACAATACTGGCGGCGAAGATAGTACAGTGTAAGGAAATAAAATGGCACAAAAAGAATTATACAAAAAAGTAAAGATTAAAAAAACTATCACAGAGGACAAATCAGTACAAACTTGGTATAAAGGGTTTAGTACAGCTAATCCTGATAATAAAAGTTATAAGTTATATGATATTGCTTTAATCAAACAGGACATCATAAATCATTTTCATATACGAAAAGGTGAAAAATTAAGTGATCCTGATTTTGGCACAATAATATGGGACATATTATTTGAGCCATTAACAGAGCAACTAAAACAAGCTGTGATATCAGATGTAAACAGAGTATTGCAAACTGAAACTAGAGTATCTATAAACGAAGTTATTGTTACTGAGTACGAAAATGGATTACAAATTGAAGCTACACTTACATATTTGCCTTACAATATTACTGAATCTTTACGCTTTTCTTTTGATCAAAACAACGGATTAATATAATAGCACTTAACAGCTTACGATAAATATTAGTAGATAAAATAAGGAACGAAAATGTCATCAACCGATAGACAAAACAGACTTTTAGTTGCTGAAGATTGGAAAAGAATTTACCAATCATTCCGCAATGCAGACTTCAAAAGTTACGATTTTGATAATTTAAGACGTACTTTGATAAATTACCTTAGGGAGAATTATCCTGAGGATTTTAACGATTATATTGAATCTTCGGAGTACCTTGCACTTATCGATATGATTTGCTTTTTGGGTCAAAACCTTTCGTTCCGTATTGACTTAAATGCAAGAGAAAACTTCTTAGAACTAGCAGAACGTAGAGAAAGTATACTGCGCCTAGCTAGATTATTAAGCTATAATGCAAAACGTAATTTACCTGCTAATGGTTTACTAAAAGTCGAGTCAATTAAAACAACTGAAGATGTAATCGACGCTAATGGTTCAAACATTAGCCGTCAAAGTATTCTATGGAATGACAACACAAATCCTGATTGGTACGAGCAGTTTACAAAAGTTTTAAATGCAGCATTACCTACAACAAACAAATTTGGACGTCCTATACAATCGGCTGCTGTAAACAATATACCTAGCCAGCAATATAAAGTTAACGGAGCGTCAACTGACTTACCAGTTTATAGATTTTCAAAAGTTATAGACGGTAAGAACGTTCCATTCGAAGTTGTGTCTGCAGAAATAAGCGGTAATGAAATATTAGAAGAGCCACCGTTAGCAGGTAATAACTTAGGATTTTTGTTTAGAGATGATAACAAAGGATTTGGTAGTTCAAACACAGGATTCTTTTTACATTTTAGACAAGGTTTATTAGAAGATGGAACATTCACTATTGACACACCTTCTACAAATCAAGCAATTAGTATAGACAGTCCAAACATTAACAATACAGATGTTTGGCTATATCAACTGAATACAGCAGGATTTGAAACAGATTTATGGGACAAAGTAGATAGTGCAAAAGGATCTAATGTAGTTTATAATAGTTTGTCTAGTACAACAAAAAATATATACAGCATTGTAACAAGATTAGATGATAGAATTGATCTTATGTTTAGTGATGGTATATTTGGCAACTTACCACAAGGAACCTTTAAAACATATTTTAGAACTAGCGCAAATACTTCTTTGAATATTACACCTGCTAGTATGCAAAAAATTACAATTGATGTAGACTATCTTTCAGGGCAAGGCATTGAAGAAACACTTACTTTTGAACTGAGTTTAAAATATACTGTACTTAATAGTTCGGCATCTGAAACAAATGAAAATATTAAATTAAATGCTCCGGCTGTTTACTATACACAAAATAGAATGGTAACTGCTGAAGATTATAATATTGTTCCTGCAACAACAAGTCAAGAAATTATTAAAACAAAAAGTGTAAACAGAACGTCCAGCGGTATTAGTAGATATTTTGACTTAATAGATGCAACTGGAAAATATAGTAAAACGAACATATATGGGAATGATGGAATATTATATAAAGAATATTACAACGACACACAAGGTGTTTCCTTTACAACAAGAAATGATATTGAAAATGTAATACTAAACACAGTTCAACCTATACTTGCTAAAAAACAAGTAAGAAACTTTTACTATGATAAATTTACACGTATTGATTTTAGTCTAAACAATTATGAATGGACACAAGCTACTAGTGGAACTAATGAAAGTAGCGGTGCATTTAGTGACGGTGACTTAGATGGTTTAGCACTAAAAACAGGAGGTTTTACAAGCACAAGTTTAAAATATCTAACAGTTGGATCAATGGTAAAATTTGTTCCACCAACTGGCTTTCATTTTATGAAAGATAAAAATAATATACTAATGTCTACAACGGCTGAATCACATGCTGGCCAAGTTGATTATATTTGGGCAAAAGTAGTAAGCATAGCAAATGATGGCAGTGGTGCTGGTGAGATAGTTTTTAATGATAACATTCCTTCATTGGCTGCTGCAAAACCAAAAATTAAAGAAATTATTCCTGCGCTAACTACAGTCTTAAGTGCTGATATAAAGTCACAAATGATTGATAGAATGTTTACATACAAAACATTTGCACTACGTTATGATTATCTAACGGAACGTTGGAAAATTATCACAGAAGATAATGTTAATTTTAACGCTGAGTTTGGTTTAGGACGAGCCGGCGATGTTGCTAACCAAAGTTTAGATGCAAGTTGGTTATTATTGTTTGAAACAAATGGTGAAACCTATACAATTACAACAAGGTCAATGCGTTATGTATTTGAATCTGACGAAGAAGTTAGATTTTTCTTTGACGGAAGAGATAAAATTTATAATAACAAAACAGGCAATACACTTATTGACACAATAAGAGTTTTAAATATTAATACTAAATTAGATAGTCAGCAACTAACCCCATTTACAACAGACTTTGATTGGGAAATTTCAGAATCTTTTAGAGACAGTGAAGGTTATGTAAGTAGTAAAAAAATAGAAGTTAATTTCTTTGATAAGGATGATGATGGTGTTGTAGATGATCCTGATATATTTAAACAAATAGTGTTACCAGAAATTAACGAAGCTGAAAAAATTATAATGTTGAAAAAATATAATCCTACGCAGTCTGTAGAAGATTATAGATATACAGACGGAGCAGATGTTTATAAAGTAAACAGTTTAGACTTTGCAGTAAGCGGTTACGACGAAGGTGATGTATTTTATGTAACAACTACTAACACATTTTATAAGTTAGAAAACCAAGTTTTACAAATTACTAACGATTATAAATCATATGTTGGCAGAGCAAAAATTAAATTCCAATACATACATAATGCAGATGAAAACTACAGAATAGATCCTAGTAGTACTAATATTATCGAGACGTACTTGCTTACTAAAACATACGATACAGAGTATAGACAATACCTAAATGGTGTGCTATCGAGAGCACCGTTGCCATTAAGTTCAGATCAAATGTTTTTAAACTTTGGACAAACTATTAATGCACAAAAATCTATTAGTGATGAGGTAATTTATCATCCAGTAAAATATAAACCATTATTTGGACCAGAGGCATCATCAGAGTTGCAAGCAAAATTTAAAATAGTAAAAAATGAAGATATTGTAATTACAGACAACCAACTAAAGGCAGATGTAATAACATATATAAATCAATTTTTTGCTTTAGAGAATTGGGAATTTGGTGATACATTTTATTTCCAAGAATTAGCTGCATATGTAACTACAAAAACGGCACCTAATTTGAAAACATTTGTTATTGTACCAGAAAATGTTAATCAGACGTTTGGTAGTTTATTTGAAATAAAAGCAGAAGATGATGAAATTTTTGTAAGTGCAGCAGGAGTTGATGATGTAGAAGTGATATCTGCTATCACAGCAACAAGACTGAAAGCATCGGGTAATATTGTAACAAGCGATACAAGCTCTACAATAGGTGTTCAAAGTTCAGTAACAGATTTTAGTGCCGGAGGCTATGAATAAAAAATGGATAATAATCAAAACGAATATCCAATCAGTGATGATAAAAATAAATCAGATAAATTTATTCCTAAGTATTTTAGAACGCTTCCAAACAAGAAGTTTTTGTCTGCAACTGTAGATCAACTAATTCAACAAGGCGCAGCTGAAAAAATTAATGCGTACTTTGGCTTAAAAACTGCAAAGGCATATACAACTACAGATAACTATGCATCAGAAACAAATAGTGCAAGGAATAATTATCAATTTGCTCCTGCAACTATAAGTGTTGACGAATTACAAAATGTAAATTTTTATAAAGATTATGTTGATTATATTAATCAAATTAAAAATTTAAAAGGTACTGTTAGTAATCATTCAAATATAAACGAACAAGAATATTATAGTTTAGAACCGCATATTGATTTTGATAAATTTACAAATTATAGAGAATATTATTGGTTACCTTACGGACCTCAAACAATTCCAATTGGAGGCAACAGTATTACAACTACTAGTACATATACTGTTACTAGAAAAGATAATGTTGATAATTTTTCATATGTGTTTAATCCAAATGGCTTAACAAGTAATCCTGATATTAAACTATTAAGAGGACAAACATATGTGTTTGAAATTGATGCACCTGGCATGCCTATGGAAGTTAGAACACAGCGTCCAGGTACTGAAGAATTCAAGTACACAGACGGCATAACAAATGTAATACATGATGATGGAACACAGACACTTACTATTGAAGTTCCAACAAATGCACCTGAAATATTATATTATGTAAATTCAAACGATATAAATCAAAGTGGTATATTTAAAATCCTTAATGTAGAAGATGCATTTAATATTAATATTGATGAAGAACTTATTGGAAAGAAAACTTATACAAGTGGAAATGGTATTGAATTATCTAATGGTATGAAAGTACGATTTACTGGTGATGTTGTTCCAGAAGAATATGCAACAGGCGAATGGTATGTTGAAGGTGTTGGTAATAAAATTGAACTTATACCAGAAGCAGAATTATACATACCAACAGTTTATAATGATAATTTAAACATACCGTTTGACAGTGAACGTTTTGATAGACTACCATTTGATGATGCTAGTGGTTATGCCGGTACAAAAGATTATATTGTTTCGAATAGAGCAAGTAAGGATAAAAACTATTGGACACGATCAAACAAATGGTTTCATAAAAGTGTAATAGAAACTGCTGCTGCTGCTAACAATCAAGTAGTAGTTATAAATGAAGATCTAAAAGCAAAAAAACCTATTATAGAATTTGCTGCAAATTTAAAATTATCAAATTTTGGAACAGCTACGAAAAAAGATGTAGACTTAGTTGACAATATTACAACAGATGTTTTTAGTATTATAGAAGGTAAAGCAACTTATAATATTGACGGTATTGATATTGTTCCAGGCATGCGTATTTTGTTTACAGCAGATACAGATGTACTAGTAAAAAATAAAATATATGAAGTTAAAAAAATTAGATTCATAAACAATAGCCAGTTAACATTGCAAGAAACTGAAGACACTGATCCTATTGTAAATCAAAATCTTTTAGTAAAGAACGGCGTTAATTTTCAAGGTAAAATACTTTATTATACTGGCACTGCGTGGGAAGAAGCACAGAGAAAAACACAAGTTAACCAAGAACCATTTTTTGAACTGTTTACCCAAGATGGTATAAGCACACAGACATTAGAAAGTGTTAGTCAAATAGGTACAAAGATACTTTCTTATCAAAAAGGCACAGGTGTAATTGATCCTGAATTAGGATTTAGTATATCTTATAGAAGTATTGAAAACATAGGTGATATAGAATTTAATTTTAATTTACTTTCAGATATTTTAGAATATACAATTAATAATACAAGACAAAAAGTCAACGCAGATCAGCTTTTAATTAGGAAGTATTCTGATATTGATACATTTGAATATACAAATGCTTGGATCAAAGCACCATATTTAAGTAGACAACCTGTTATTAACCAAGTTATTGCCGAAGACGCTCAAACTGTGTTTCCTATTAATGTTTATGATAATAGTGCAAGTGTAGATGACCTATGGATTAGAGTGTTTATAAATAATTCTCTTACAACAGATTATACAATTACAAATATAAATGGTGTTGCTAATGTAGTTCTTAATACTCCTTTAAAAGAAAAGGATATAGTTTTATTAAAAACTCATAGTAGTGTTGCAAAAAATAATAATGGTCATTACGAAACACCTATAAATTTAACTAATAATCCTGATAACCAAGATATTGAATCGTTTACATTCGGAGAAATGATCGATCATGTATCTACAGTAATCGAAGAACTTAATTTACCAGGCTCTTTTCCTGGTGTTAGTAAATTAAGAGATAAAGGGTTTGTTGCTAAACACGGAAAACGTTTTGTACAACATAGTGCTCCTTTAAACTTTGCAAATTTTCATTTAAACGACGAAAATGCAAATATAATAAAAGCAATAGAATACAATAAAAGAGAATACGGTAAGTTTAAAAGAGAATTTCTAGATGTTGCTAATGATTTAGGATTTGATGGAGACGTAAAAACCCATGTAGATAAAGTATTAGAACGTATTAATCTAAACAAAAACAATAGTATGCCGTTTTATTTCAGTGATATGTTAGCATATGGATTATGTGTTTCAACTGAGCACGAAGTATTTGATGAAAATAATAGATTTTACCCATTATCAACAAATTTTAATTTAACTGATCTATCTATAAGAAGTGTTAATGTTTATCATAACGATGTACAAATAGCACATCAACAAGATTATACTTTTAACGAAGATGGATTTGTTGTATTATCAGAAGATTATATTGTAGCCTATGAGGATATAATAACCATTTGCGAGTATAGCAATACTGATGGATCTTATATACCACCTACACCTACAAAGTTAGGGTTATATCCAGCATATGTTCCTAGTGTTTATATTGACAATACTTATTTAGAACCACAAACTGTTGTTCAAGGGCACGACGGTAGCTTACGAATAGGTTATAATGATTTTAGAGATGACTTATTATTAGAACTTGAAATGCGTATCTATAATAATATTAAAGTAAAATACGATGAAGATATTTTTAATATATATGATTATGTAGGCGGCGAGTTTAGAAAAACAAAATTTAGCCATCAGCAAATAGACAATGCATATGTAGACGATTTTATTGACTGGCTTAACTTAGTCGGCAATCCAGATTACACAGATAACAATTTTTATAGTAGTGCAAATCCGCTAACATTTAACTATTTTGCAAGTACTACACCCAGTCAAAAACCTTTAGCAGGATTTTGGAGAGGTATTTACAAAGATGCATTTGATACTGATCGTCCTCACACACATCCTTGGGAAGTATTAGGATTTACAATCAAGCCAGCATGGTGGAATAAAGTTTACGGGCCTGCCCCATATACAACTGATAACATTCCTATGTGGTCAGATTTAGAAAAAGGGTTTGTAAGAGAGCCCGGAAAACCTTTAATAGTTAGAGAAAAGTTTGCTAGACCAGGACTAGCATCGTTTCCGCCTTCTAGTTCACAAGGGTTAGTACAGAATCCTTTAAACAGTGGTTATATTAGAGACTTTAGTAATGCTGCAATTAAATCTAAATTTAAATTTGGTGACATAGCACCTGTTGAAAATGCTTGGAGAAAAAGCAGTGATTATCCTTTTGCTTTAATTAAGAGTTTACTTATAAACAGACCTGCGTTTATGTTTGGTATAGGATTTGATAGAAGTCGTATTTCTAGAAACTTTGCTGGACAACTTGTTTACGGAGATACAAATAAACGTATACAATTAAATAATATAGTATTTCCTAATTCAACTAATGATGCAACACGAGTACAAACAGCAGGATTAATAAACTTTGTTTCTAACTTAATACATAATGATGTAAACACATCTTATGCTTCATATCAAAAAACATTAAAGGGTTTAACAAATAAACTTGGATTGCGTGTTGCAGGTTATACTAATAAAGAAAAATTTAACCTGATTCTTGATTCTCGTAATCCACTAAACGAAGGTAATGTATTTGTACCAGCAGAAAATTATAGCATACACTTAAACAAAAGCACTGCATTTGATATTGCAACATATAGTGGTATAATTATTGAAAAACAACAAGCAGGGTATGTTGTAAGAGGTTATGATAGATTTAATCCTGTATTTACAATATACGATCCGATAGCAAGTAGTAAGGATATAACGCTTAGTGAAGGCGGAACCAGTGAGGACTTTGTTGAATGGGGCGAAGGTAAAACCTATCTTCAAGGTAACCTTCTTAGATACGAAGGTAGATTTTATAGAGCAAAAGCTGATCATACATCAGGTGAAACATTTGATGCAACGTTATATGTAATTGTAAAAGATGTACCTGTTGTTGGCGGCACTAGTGTAACAATAGCAAGTAATTATAAAACTCATCCATCCTATGTAGATTATGGAACAACATTTCAAACAATACAAGAAGTAATTGATTTTATAAACGGTTACGATTATGCATTACGTAAAGCTGGATTTATATTTGAGTCTTTTAAACCCGAAACTGAAACTGTTCAAAACTGGCGCATGAGTATGAAGGACTTTTTGTTCTGGACTACACAGAACTGGCAAGAAAATAGTGTGATTACATTAAGTCCAGCAGCAGAAACACTAAAGTTCTTTAGAGAAGAACATATTGTTGACAATATTTTTAATGACTTATATTCAACTACTCCATTAAATAGTAACGGACGGCCTATTAATCCTGCAAATTTATCGTATAGTAGAGTTGAAAAAGAATTTATTTTACAACCAAAAAATACTATAGAAGGTATTTTCCTTGCTAAACTACCTTTAACGCAAAAAGAACACGTTATTACAATAGATAATAAAACTATATTCCAAGATGTAATTTATAATCCAAGTTCAGGATATAGACAAGAGCGTATCAAAGTTTTAGGTTATAGATCAGCTGACTGGGACGGAAGCACAAACGTTCCAGGGTTTATTATTGATGATCCTATTTGTTACAATTGGGAACCTAATACTGATTATGTTATAGGTACCATTGTAAAATACAAAGAATTCTATTATGTATCTAGTACTCATGTACCAGGCACTACAACGTTCGATTATAATGTTTGGCAAAGGTTAAATGAAAAACCAGAAGCTGGTATGATGCCTAACTTTGAATACAAAGCTAATCAATTTGCTGACTATTATGATTTAGATACTGATAACTTTGATATTTCGCAACAACAACTTGCACAGCATTTAATAGGATACCAAAAAAGAGATTACTTACAAAATATTCTAAAAGATGATGTAAGTCAATATAAGTTTTATCAAGGGTATATTAAAGAAAAAGGATCATTAAATAGTTTAACAAAATTATTTGATAGTTTAAGTCACAGTACAAACAGTTTAGAATTTTACGAAGAATGGGCATTCCGTACAGGCACATATGGCGCAATTGACGGCATACAAGAAAATGAATTTATTTTAGATGAAACTAAATTTATGTTATCACCTCAGCCTATTGAACTTGTTAACACTGCAACAGGAACAAGTTTAGATTTAATTTATAGACAACCTGTAAACGATGTGTATCTATCACAAGAAAATTATGATCCAAATAATGTATTCCCTGTTCATGCTACTACTCCTGCAGAAATTATTCAAACCGCCGGATATGTACACAGTGAAGATGTAAAGTTTGAAATAGCATCCTACTCAGATCTTGCTACGCTTGATCCTACACTTTTAGAATTAAATGATTATATCTGGATTGGTAAAAATAAACAAAACACATGGGACGTTGTTAAAGTCGAAGGCACTAACAATGTACCTGAAGCAGTTGAAGACGGAACACAAACACGTTTAAACTTTAATTTTGAGCACGGTTTAGAAGTTAACGATGTATTTGTCATAGGAACAATTGATAGTACTGAAATTGTAAGAACCGTTCGTAAAGTTGAAAACAACAAGGTCTTTATTGATCCGCTAGACGATAATAATATAGAGTTACTTCCGATAAGAATTTTTGTATCGCATAGATACGAAACAATATCTGCTTTAGCATCTGCTATGGGAACAGATTTACAAGATGCAACAATATGGGTTGATAATGTAAACAATAACTGGGCTGTATACAAACGTGAGCTAGGAAATTACAAAAATGTTTGGACATACGAAAATGAAGAAGCAACTACTGGCTGGGCAAGCGACTTTGATACAAACAAACGTAATACTATTAAAGTTGTAGGTAACCCTGATAAAAATCAAATTGAAATTTACGCCAGAGGTACTGACTCAATAGGAATGGAATTAGAAGGTGTTATTGAGAACCAAAGCGGTCTATCTAACGGTAGTGGGTTTGGCAAAGCTGTTGCAATATCACCTGATGAAAAATACATAGCCGTTGGTAGTCCAGATGCTACAGAAATAAAAACAAATTTAATAGGCGATTGGAATAATTTAACTGCATACAGTGTTGGGTCTATTGTAAGTCATAATGATTCATACTGGATAGCAGTAAAAGATACATTACCTGAAATTGGCAGCCAAAATTACAGTAGTTTTGTATCATATCCAACTGTAAAAGACAATTTAGACGACAGTACTGAACCTAACTTTTTGCTTGCTGCAAACTATCCTAAGACAAATACATTAGGTGATCACTTCCTAATAAGAGCTACACAAGCAGAATACAATGCAGTGTTTGTTGGAAGCACACTAAGTTTAGTTTGGAATCAATATAGTGTATCACATATCAATCCATTACTGTCAAGACAACCTTTTGAAGATACAGTAAGCGGATTAGATGGTTCTGTAATTACAGGTGAACATATAATTGCAGACAAAGTTGATATGATTATATCTGTTGAACTTGCTTTAAACACACCATCAGTAGGAGATGTAGTAGAAACATCTACAGGTGAAGGAACAATTGTATACCTATATCCTGATGGTAACGGTTATATTATGTATCTTAATAATACATCTGGTATATTTGCAGCAACAGGATCATTATCTCTTGTTACTGGTATAGAAATAGGCAACTATGTATATGAGTCACCAGACAATGTTCATAATGACTTAGGCGGCTACTGGAAAATTGATCTTCCTAGTTCTGTATTGTTTAGAGATGTTATTATAGATAATGCTCCAGGACTTATTATTAAAGATATTAGACAGAGTGGTTATTCGGGCAGTTATGATTCATATTATAACATAGGATATGATATTGGTGTAAAAGGCGCTATCTCTAATGGTAACGACAAGATTTCACTTGTAGGACATTTTGATTTTCCTGATGATGCAACTGTAGTAAACGTAACAGACTTTTCGTCTAAATGGTTTATAAGATTAGGACCAACTGCACCTAATTATACACTTATCGGGCAGCAAATACGATTAGCTGAAAATACTTTCTTACAAACTAACGACTGGGTTAACTTTGGATTAGTTGATCATACTAACCAGCCAATTTTTGAAAATAATCATACAGTAGTTCAATATATTGATGGGTATTTAAAAGTACAAATACAAACTGATGCAGCTGGTACACATGCGTTACAAGAAGGTGATATACTAGAAGATGCTAATACTGGTGCGCTACTTGATGTTGTGTATGCAGAATGGGATGCAGGATTTCAAACACAAACATTATATGTAAATTGGAATATATCTTCACCTAATCAAACTGTAAGTCTAGGTTCTAATTATGCTGATAGTACTCGTATTATAAGAAAAAGATCAGGTGTTGTGGATAGAGATGCAGGATTTATGCAAGAGTCAAGTGTTTACACACCTACTAACGATATTAGTCAGTTATACATTTTTGATGCAAGAGATCTGCCAGGCGTTCCTGTGAACTATTCTTTTCCACCATCGCAAACTGGTTATTGGATGATTGAAGGATTTGAATATTGGATAGTGCCAGAAACAAGAACAGTAGTTGGTGCAGGTCGTCCTGCAAATGAACCATTGTCTAGCAATAGCAACTGGATCTTCACTAACAGTATACCTGTTTCTGCTGGAGGAGGAACAACATTTGACGGTATAGGATACGTAACAGTTTATGAAAGATCAGAACCAGGTGTATATCCTGTACAAAAACGTTTTGTTATTCCTATGGGTTTTGACGCCGTTGGCAGTACATTACAGTTTGCATATTTTAATGATATGTATGTACTTTGTGTAGGCGCATCAGATAAAATTATATTTGTTAAAAACGGCACAGAAAATAATATAACATACGATTGGGAAGTAAGTTTAGATAAAGACTTTAGAGGAACGTTTAATATTAATGCAGATTATTATATTGGTGATATTGTATTAGTAAACAATCAATTGTATGTTGCAACAACTAATGTAAGTCAAAGTGCATTTAATGCTGCACAATGGACAACAGTTGATAATGATATAGATTACACAGGATATATTCCAAGATCTATTTCTGTTGGAACTGATAATAAACTTCTAACAGTATTCAACGACTTTGGTAATGATTATAGAATATCGGAAGATGGTCAACTAATTGCAGTTTATGTAACAACTGATGATAGTAGTACATCTGTTTCAATTGACGATGAAATTGCTTTTTATAGATATCATAATAACACTTATAGATATCAAAATAGCTTATCTGTTGTTACTAACGAAGATACTGCTGAGTGGCAGGAACGTATTTTAGATGACGACTATAAACATAGTTTTGATTTAAGTGCAGATGGTAAGCAACTAGCAATCGGATTTCATAGAGAAAATGCAGATGGTTCTACAGTTATTGATGGAGGACTTGTAAAAGTTTACAAATACACTGCGGGTACATGGGTGAGAACAAATACAATTACTAGCCCACAAAATGAAGCCAGTGAAGCATTTGGAAAAAATATACAGTTCATTGGAAGTAACTTATTAATATCTAGTTTATACGGTGATAAAACTGTAACAAGAAAATTTACAGACGGAACATACTTTGATAATAACTTTACATCCTTTGTTGAAACGCAAACAGATGTAGGTAATTTATATTTGTTTGAAAACATTGAAGACGAATTTATATATGCTGGAATAATTAGTAACGGTATTGATATTAGTAAAAACTATAAAGTTAACGGGTATCATGTTTATTCTTTGAACAATGATACAATTGTAGACCTTAGATGGAGTGGCATAAACAATTGGACTAAACACAGAGAAGGATTACCTGTTGTTAATGTTTCAAAATTTAAAGGACCGTTTTTGTATGATAAATCAAGTAAAGAATTTATAGACTATATTGATATAATAGATCCAATACAAGGAAAAATTGCAGGCCCTGCTGAACAAGAATTACGTTATAAAACAAAATGGGATCCGGCAATATATACAAATGTTGACGAAAATGATTCTGTAACAGTAGATGTGTTTAAGTCATGGGGTCTAAATCAAGTAGGGCAATTGTGGTGGGATATTTCAACTGCAAGATTTAGAAATCCTTACCAAGGGACTGCAACCTATCAAACAAACACTTGGAACAAACAATTTGCAGGCAGTTCTATTGATATATACGAATGGATAGAAAGCGATATAAGTCCTTCAGAATGGAGAGAAATAGCTGATACTGAAGAAGGTTTGATAGATGGTATCAGTGGAGCACCAAAGTACAACGATGATACATATGTATTAAAAAAGAAATATGATAGTATTCTGCAAAGTTTTAGTAACTTATATTATTTCTGGGTTAAAAATAAAAAGACATTACCTTATGTAAACGAAAGACAAACAACCGCATATGATGTTGCTCAATATATTTCAGATCCTAGAACTTTTGGATACAAATATGTAGAACTACAATCTGCAAATAGATATGTAATTAACAATTCTATTAGAGATATAAAAGACAGAGATACAATTGTAAACTTTACATGGTGGACTATTCCAAATCAACAGTTAAACATACATAATCAATATCAAATTGTAAGTGACGGTTTGTACACAAGCCAGCCTACCGAGGAATTAAAAACAAAATGGTTTGATAGTTTAGTAGGATATGATAAAAATCTTAAAGAGGTACCTGACACTGCATTAAGTCCTAAATTAAAATATGGCAATTTGTCTAGACCAAGACAGTCGTGGTTTGTTAATAGATTAGAAGCGTTAAAAACTGTAATTGAAAGAGCAAATCTTGCATTAAGAAAACAAATAATAATTGACGATTTTGATTTATCAGGTCTCAATACAAAAGATGACGCACCTACAATTTATTCAAGAGAGTTTGATTATGTTATAGATACGGAAATTGACTTACAATTTATTGGTGTAAGTAAATTTAAACAGGCTGTGCTAACACCTGAGTTTACTAACGGTAGACTTACAAATGTTATAATTACTAATCCAGGATTTGGATATATAGATCCTTCATATGTATCTGGAGTGCGTAAAGGACCAAAAATAAATGTTGTAGGAACAGGATCTAATGCACAGGTTGAAGCAACTATAAATCCGCAAGGACAGATTACTAATGTAACTATAGTAAGTCAAGGTTCTGGTTATGGAGATACTACTTCATTATCTGTAAGAGGACTTACTGCTTTAGTAGAAAGCGATAGCACAATTGCTAATAAATGGTCATTAGTAGAATATAATCCTTCTATAATGATGTGGCAACGTGTACAAACACAAAACTTTGATACTACTTTATATTGGAAATATGTAGATTGGTTTGCAACAGGTTATAATCAATTTAGTAATGTAAATTATACATTAGAGTATGCATACGAATTAGAGTCTTTGACAGATGAAATAGGCGATATTGTAAAAATTAATAACACAAGTGATAACACATGGTTGTTATTAGAAAAAATTGATGATCAAGATAGTGTAGATTATAGTGTAAATTATAAAACTATCGGTAGAGAAAACGGCACTGTAGAAATTGATAAAGGATTATATAATTTTGAAAATACAATAAGTGGTTACGATGGCTATGCATTTGATACTGCTATATACGACGGTGTACCTATTACTGAAACTAGAAATATATTAAGTGTTTTATTTGATAAGATATTTGTCGATGAATTAGCAGTAGAATATAATAAAATATTCTTTGCAAGTATACGTTATATCCTTAGTGAAGGACAAAAACCTGATTGGTTATTTAAAACAAGTTTTGTAAAAGTAAAACATAATTTTGGAGAACTAGAACAGCGTGTTAATTATCAAAACGATAATCTAAAAAATTATCAAGATTATATTAACGAGGTAAAACCATTTAAAACAAAAGTAAGAGAATTTGTTAGTTCGTATAACAAACTTGAAAATTCACAGAGTAGTATATCTGATTTTGATTTAATGCCTTGGTATAATCCTAACACTGGAAAAATTAGTCCAAAAACTGCTACAATTGAAAACGGAAGTATTATATTGCAAGATGGTGATAAAGAACCTTGGAGCAATTGGTTTAATAATGCAACGTATTATGTTGACAAAATAGAAATTGCAAAATCAGGAACACTTTATCAAAATGCTCCTATAATTACACTTGAAGGCGGAGGTGGTACAGGTGCTACTGCTGTTGCTTATATAACCCGCGGAAGGGTTACAACAATTGATGTTATAAATCCTGGAACAGGTTATACAAGTGCGCCACGGGTTGTGTTTAACAGTAATCAAGATGAAGGCGGCATTGAAGCAGAAGCTGTTGCAATTATTAAAAATGACACTATCCGTAAAATTAATACAACAATTAAGTTTGACAGAGTTAGTGGAAAATTACAGTATTTAGATCTTAATAAAAGCGAAACATTTACAAGCCTAGCACAACAAACTAAGTTTACTTTAAAATGGCCTATGGATTTAGATTCTTTAACTGTTGATATTTCAGTTGACGGAGAAGAATCATTAGTTAGCGAGTATAGTTACAATAACCAAAAAGACGCAACTTTAGGATATACAATTCATAAAGGGGTTGTAGAATTTGTTACAGGTATACCTGGAGGTTCTAATGTAATTATAAATTATAAAATAGATCCTGCGATGCTTACAGCAGGCGACAGAATACATAACCTGTATAAGCCTACTGACGAAATGCCTGGATACGATGATACAATACAAGATTTAAGTCAAGTGCTCGACGGAGTTGACTACGGCGGTGTTGAAATTACAAGTTTTGATTTTGATACAGAAGCAGGTTGGGATGCAGCTGGATGGTATTCAGATGCTTGGGACGAATATGACGGGCAATTTGAGGACGAAGTATTTAGAGCAGATGGATCTACGACAACAATGCCATTATCTAAACCTTTAGAGGCCGGCGTTGAATATAATCTTTATAAAAACGGTGTACGTGTTGACGATCCTAATTTTGGGACACCACAACAAACTAATCCACAAGCATTAGCAGCAACTATTACAGGTGACGGTACAACTACTTCGCTTAACGTTTTAGCATTTAATATTATTGCGGATGATGTATTTATTGTAAGAAAGACTACAAGCGACGGAACATTCCTTCCAGACTTAACAAGTTTTGATACACAACTTACTGGTGGTAATTTTACTTACGGAAATGCAGCTGGTCATGATGCTGGCGAAATAGTTATTGATGGTGACGGTTTTGTAACAGTTACTACATCTAGAAGTACTGACGAACATGTTCCTGGACAAGTTTTAGATACAGTTGATATTAAAGTTTTTGATAGAACCGGTGATGGTCAAGGCATCATTGTTACAAGGACACATACATTTAACGCTGATGAAGAATATGCTGAACTTGCAGCAAGACAAGCAGAAAAGCAAAGTTTAGAAAGTCAATTACTTGCACAAGATGCTACACTAGCTAGTTTACAAAGTCAATTAAATAGTCTGCAAGGTGACTTAGTTATACTTGAGCAAGAAAAAACATCACTGGAAGCTATTCGAGATGCTAATGATTTAACAAGATCTATATATCTAGGATATATTTCTGAAATATCAAACTTTGACAGTCAAATATCAGCTAAACAATCACAAATTTCTAATCTACAATCCCAAAAAGGTAGTATAGACGGACAAATAGCAAGTTTAGAAAATCAAATTAATTCTCTAGATAATCAGATAACTTCTTTGACTGGACAGATTAACAATTTAAATTCTCAAATTTCACAACTGAACGGCGAGATTTCAAGTTTACAATCTCAGCTTACTAGTTTACAAAACGATTTAAATAACTATTTGCCTAGCGATCCTGAATATGCAAATATTCAATCACAGATTAATAGTGTACAAAGTCAGCTTAGTGCCAAACAAAGTCAACTTAGTAGTTTGCAAAGTCAACTTAATAGTTTGCAAAGTCAATTAAGCAATTTACAATCACAAAAATCTAATCTTGAGGGACAGAAAGGGCCGTTAGAGTCTCAGTCTAATGCGTTAGCTAGTCAGATAAGTTCTTTAAATAATGAAATAATAGGTTTACAAGCGCAACGTGCTAATACAGAAGATCAAAAAGATGCTTATGAATTAGCGTATCAACAACACGTTAATAATGTTACGGCAAAAGAAAGCCAGATTACGCTAAAGCAAGGCGAAATATCTACAAAACAAGCACAGGTTGCAAATCAACAAACAAGTGTTTTAAATAATCAAGTAGCGTTAGAGACTAAACAAGATGAAATAGATGCTGCACAAGCAATTATCGATGGTTTGAATTTACCGTTCGATATTGGTGCTACACCTATTAAAGCTGAATCATTAATTGTTAGAGCAACAGGCGGCTCGATAGTTACTAAAAATAGAATTGTTGATCCTGCTTATTATACAATTGATTATGTAAATAAAACAATACAGTTTAAAGATGCATTAGACTCGGGTACTACAATTACTACAATGGTAGTAGGTACAAATGGTTCTAAAATACTAGATACTGGTACATTTATTGGTGACGGAAGCACAGCACAGTTCCTTACAAAGGTACAGCACCAAGACACTATGAGTGCATTTGTATCTGTTGATGGAGAGAAAAGAAGCACACTGTCAGGCGAAGGCATTATACCAGATGTTGAGATTGTAAAAAGTTCAGCAGAATATGCATACGAAGGAACTGTGATATTTGAATTTGGCGAAGCTCCTGCAGATGGTGCATTAATAAATTATACATTGTATGATAGTGATACACAGTCCTTTAGTGAAATCACAGTTGATCAGTTTACACCAGACGGCAGTACAACAAACTTTACTCTATCGCAAATTCCATTTACAGGAACACCATTAGATGTAAACATATTAGTAATAGATAATAATAATGTATTACATACAGGGTACAAGAAAAAGTTTACGACAACTGTAGCAAACTTTTATCCTATGAGTATATTTCATATACCGTACCTAAGTAAAGGACCTGAAGATATTGACGTATATATTAACGGTGAATTAAAAACAAACACTATTGAATATAGATGGTTAGGCGAAACAAGTACATTAGAATTGTTTAACAACTACTATGAAATAGGTGATACTGTAGAACTATACACTAGAAATCCTAACTACACATTAGTCGGAGATGAGTTAAGATTAGTCAACGTACCGACTGACGGAAGTTTGTTAGTCTATCAGTTTAGTGAGCATGATGTATTAGAAACTGAGCGTTCAACTACAAATAGTATTAAGCGTACATCCTTAGTAGTAGGTACAGATGACTGGCAGATATATGCAGAAAGTTCGTTAGGCATTATACGCTTAAATGAAAATATATTAAGTGAAAATTATATATGGATTGCACTTAACGGAGAGTTATTAAGTCCGACAGTAGATTATAAAGTTCGTGATGATTTACAAAGTGTTCAAGTACTAAGATCTATCAACGATGGTGATATGTTTGATATTATTCATTATACATCTCCTGTATCTTCGAAGCGTTTTGGTTATAGACAGTTTAAAGATATTCTTAACAGAACACATTACAAGAGAATTAACAGTCTAACAGAAACGATCTTAAACAAAGATTTAAGTTATACAGATTTACGTATTGAAGTTGTTGACGGTAGTATATTAGATGAGCCAAACAAAGCATTAAACTTACCAGGTATAATTTTTATTAATGGAGAAAGAATAGAATACTTTGTTAAAGAAGATAATGTAATACGTCAAATACGTAGAGGCACATTAGGTACAGGCGTAAACACATTTGTAAAAGCAGGCGCTACAGTAAGCAATCAAGGGTCTATAGAAACTATTCCGTATAAGGATAAAACAATAATTCAAGAATTTGAAGGTGACGGAACTGCTACAGACTTTACATTAAACTTTTCTGCACAATACGGAGTAAACCAATTTGAAGTATTTGTTGGCGGAAAGCGCCTTCGTAAAACTACATTAGAGAAGTTTAATCATCTGTTAGATCAAACAAGTCCAGCTGCCGACGAAACATTGCCAGCAGAATTTAGTGTGCATGGCACTGATGATAATATTTTAAGACTTTTAAATGCACCTATAGACGGACAACAAATTAAAGTAGTAAGAAAAGTAGGAACACAGTGGCGTGAGGAAGGCGTTGCACTTAAAGAAAGTAAAACTGCAATTAGCAGCTTCTTGAGAGCAAGCACAACTAAGCTACCCGAATAAATACAATTGATAAACTGAAAGTGAGAATTAAATATGCTGCAAGATGAACACGGAGTAATGGTCCAAGGACACATCAAAATCCACGATCCAGAATCTGGTGAAGTTTTGATTAATAAACGTAATGCCATTCATTACGAAAATATGAGTATTGCATTAGCAGAAAGTATTGCTAATCAAGGCAATGGTTTTGTTTGGAGTATGGATTTTGGCAACGGCGGAACTAATTTAGATCCAAGTGGCGTAATTACATATTTGACACCTAATAGTACAGGAACCAATGCAAGTCTATACAATAAAACTTTCAGTAAAGTAGTTGCAGACAGTCCGTCAAATACTGATAAAATTAGAAACAAAATTGAAACACGTCATGTAAATGGCACAAACTATACCGATGTTTTTATTACTTGTTTACTAGATTACGGTGAGCCAACTGCTCAAGCAGCATTTGATACTACAGACAGCAACGAAAGTTTATATGTATTTGATGAGCTAGGTTTAAAAAGTTATAGTGCAACAGGCGAAGGAAAATTAATTACACATGTTATTTTCCATCCTGTACAAAAAAGTTTAAACAGATTAGTACAAGTAGACTACACTGTTAGGATACAAAGTTTAACAGGGTTTAACGAGGGGTAATAATGCCATATACAATAAAACATACAGACGAACCAAACAACGGCTCTATTACTATTGAAGACAGAACAGTTGATACTAGTACAAGTTTACAATTTCCTGGCAAGAATGTTACAGCGTATGGATCATTAATAGGTGAGAATCTATTACATCTTTTAGAAAACTTTGCAGCAACATCAGCACCTAGTTCTCCTGTTGTAGGACAATTATGGTATGATACAACACCTTCTGCAAACACTTTAAAAATTTACGACGGCACAACATGGATAGCAAGCGGCGGTGTAAAAAGATCTACAAACGAACCGTTAGCTGCAAATAGTTTAGTTGGAGACCTTTGGGTAAACACAACTAGTCAGCAGCTTTATTTGTATTCTGGAAGTAATTGGATTTTAGTTGGTCCAGAATTTAGCCAAGGATTAAGCACTGGATTTAAAATTAGTAATATAGTAGGTAAAGATAATATTAACTATACTGTAATGACAATTGAAATTAAAGCCAAGCCCACTGTTATTATAAGCACAAATAGTTTTGAACCAAAAGCGGCAATCACAGGCTTTCCTAAAATAGAACCTGGAATAAATTTAAGTCAAGACAATATTAGTTTACAAGGTGTAGCAGAATATGTTGGACCATCTAAGACTTCTAATAATCTTATTGTAGGTAACGACATTGTACCGTCAACTAGCTTTGTAAGAAACGATACAGAAAATACTCTTTCATCACAATTAAAGATTAGAAACAACAATGGATTAAAAATAGGCGAAGCGCAGAATTTTAATTTAACTGTTGATTCTGGCACAGCATCTATTACTAATACTACACCTACATCTAGTATAGACCTTAGGTTAAACACAGGTACAGCAGTAAGCACAGTAATGCGTGTTAATGCTGATAGTACTGTCGGAATAAACAAGACAAATCCAACAGAAACATTAGATGTCAATGGTAAAATTAAAACAAACGAAGGATTGTTAGTAACCGATAATACTAACAGTGTAAGTGCATCTACAGGCAGTATACAAACTGCTGGCGGCATAGGTGTAGCACAAGATTTATATGTTCATGGTAATGTTATTACTAATGGACAAACATCAGTGACAGGTAATATTATACCTAGTGCAACAGATACAGTAACATTAGGTAGTCAATCTAGTAAGTTTAGTGCAGTTCACGCAAGTAACTTCTACGGAAACTTTGTAGGTAATATTAGTGGAACAGTTACAGGCGTTATGAACGGCCCTGCTACTAAATTAGCAAGTCCTACAGACTTTAGTTTGAGCGGAGACATAAGTAGTCAAGTAATTAGTTTTAATGGACAACAACCAGGCGGCGTTGCTACATTTAACACACAAATTGATCCGGACTTTATAAACAATAAAAATTCAGCAACAGTAATAAACGCAGCAGACGAAGTCTTGCTAAACCAGCCAGGTGATGTAAATGAGCCTTTGAAAAAGGTTACACACGCTCAGTTTTTATCAAGCATTCCTAAAACACCGCCAGGTGTGTTTATGCCATATGGCGGAGATAGTGATCCAGATCCAACAACCGTAGGCGGAGGTATATGGTTACTCTGTGATGGGCGTGAAGTTTTAATAAGTGCATATCCATTACTATATCAAGTAATTGGAAATAAATTCAAAGCATCACCAGCAGCAGCACATTTTGGGTTACCTGACATGCGCGGACGTATGCCGTTAGGAGCAGATAATATGGGCGGAACTAGTGCAAACAATGTTACATCTAATGCAGCAGATACAGTAGGTTTTACAGGCGGTAATGAAACACATAACATGTTACAGTCTGAGCTACCCGAACATACACACGATTTATATAATGATAGTAACAATAGACAATATTATGCAGCAAGAACAACAATTGAAGGTGCAACAACTGGTACAGTACAGATACCAACACCATCAGGATTGGCAGATGTACAAAATTCTAGTGCAATGCTAGATGTTGGCGGAATAAAAGATTATACAGCACAAACAGCAATAGATTTAATGAATCCGTTTCTTGTTACCCATTATATTATCTATACTGGTAAGGACGCAACATGAGCTATAAGTTAAACAAAACAGACGGATCACTTTTATTAGATCTAATCGACGGTGTTAAAAACACTAGTGCAACAGATATAACTTTGATTGGACGGAATAGCACAGGCTTTGGAGAATCAGTAAACGAAAATTTTATTGCAATACTTGAAAATTTTGCATCAACATCTGCCCCTGCTGCACCGTTAGAAGGACAACTTTGGTTTGACACAACAACCGATACTTTAAGAGTATATGATGGTACTGACTTTAAAGCAGCAGGCGGCGCATATGTTCAAACATCTCAGCCTGCTATGTCCGAAGGAGACCTTTGGTACAATACTACAAATAAGCAAATGTATAGCTGGGACGGCGATGAGTTACAGCTACTAGGTCCACTTTACAAAGGTTCTCAAGGATTGACTGGCGAAATTCCGGATACTATTCTTGATACACAAGGATTTGAAAGATCAGTAATTAAACATTATGTTGGCGGCAATCTTGCAGGTGTGTGGAGTAATTTAGAATTTAAAATAAGTGCAACTAATGCAGACGATGCTATTATAGGATTATCTACAGATGCACTAGGAAATCGTATTGTAGAAAAAGGATTTAACATCTTACAAAACGATTATAAGATTCACGGAACAGCTACTAACGCTGAAGGTGTTGGCGGAGTTGATGTTTCAAAATTTGTAAGAACTGACATAACAAGTACAATTGATGCAAGTTTAATTGTAAGAGGTAATGACGGAATTAAGTTTACAAGTGTGCATCAACAAAAAATTGACGGCGCAGGTAGTAATTTTCAATATCAAAACCTAATACTAAATGACGATATGTCATTTAGAGTTTCAGGAAGTGCAACAGGCGCCGGTTTAGTAGATGCAATTAAAATAAAAGCAGCAACAGCAAGAGTAGGCATATATAATTCAACACCAGACGCTATGCTACATGTAGGAACTTCGGTACTACCCGGTAGTGTTATTATTGAGGGCGACTTGACTGTAAAGGGTTCAAACAGTTTTATTGAAACACAGACATTACGTATTCAAGATAAAAATTTAGAACTGGGAATTTTAGAAGACAGTACAGTTGGTACTAACGCAGATGTTGATGGCGCTGGTATAATAATTCAATCTAGTCAAGGTAGTAAAGATTTCTTATATCAAGATTCAAATGAGTCTTTCTTTAGTAATCAAAATATGGACCTTGCTAATGGTAAAGAATATAAAATTAATGGTAATACTGTTTTAACTCCTACAGCTTTAGGTGCAGCTATAACTAGTGCGCCTGGTATAACATCTTTAGGTGTCATGACTAGTTTACAAACAAACTTTACAACAATATCAGGTAGTACTATTGCAACATCAAACGGACAGCATTTAAATTTAAGTGCAGCAGGTGATATTGTTGTAAACAATAGCATCATAAGAGGAGTTACAGATAGTTTACTTCCTAACAGTGTTACAACAAAAGCATATGTTGATGCAGAGATTATGGATTCTGATGTTGCTGTAGTAATGGATATTACTGGAATGTCTAATACAGATATTAGAGGATACTTAGATATGATATATCCTGACAATACTTTAGGACGTAAAGCTAGAGTTTTAGGATATCAATATTCTTATAGCGGTACTACAGATGTAGAAAATTCAAAATCAGTTGTCAATGTTAGCGTCGATAAAGCTGGTTCTCTAGAATCACAGTCTGTTGTTCAAACAGTTACATTTTCAGATGCAGTAACAACTGTAGCTGTAACATCGAATAAGATTCTTAAAACATTTTTATGGGATGGCACGACATGGCTATTTCAATCATAAGATAAATATACTATAGACGGGGTACATTAAACAATGGCATATCAAATAGACAATTTTAGAGGACAGTTCTTAACCACAGTGGACGATGGCACTATTAACAATGCCACAGACCTTAAACTAGTAGGCAAGAACTACGCCGGGTACGGTGAAGTACAAAACGAAAACTTTGTTCACTTATTAGAAAATTTTGCAAGTAGTCAAGCACCAGGTAAACCTATTCCAGGACAACTTTGGTTTGATGCTTCTACTGGTGCTGAAAAGTTAAAATTTTATGACGGCACAGCTTGGAGAACAGCAGGTGGTGCAGAAGTAGGACCGCAGCCTGGACCAGTAGGCTTAGTACAAGGTGACTTTTGGTGGGATACAACAAATGAACAATTATATGCAAGAGGCTCAGGTGGATTTGTACTTGTAGGACCACAAAGTACAGGTGCTGGCAACGTCACCCAAATGCGTAGTTTGACACTTAATGACACTGCTACCCCAAGTGTTCAGCATAGTGTGATTGCAGCAACGGTTGACGATACAGTTATAGCTATTATTAGTGATAATCCATTTACTATTACATCAGCAGATTCAATAGTAGGTTTTGATACAGTGCGTCAAGGTATTACATTAGTAGACACACAGAATGCAGCTGGCGGAGTTACAAGTACACCAGCAAGATTTTGGGGAACAGCAACAAACTCTGAAAGACTAAACGGATTACCGGCAAGTGATTACCTAACAACAACTAATCTTAATTTTACATCTATTGTTGATTTTGCCGATGCAGGATTTCATGTTGGTGACGACAATGATCTACTAGTTAACATAGACGGTAACACTGCAAAAATTACACAAAAAGTTGGCGATACTATAGGAATATATGTTGAAGCAGCAGGCATAACTTACAATCCGATGAATGTAAAACAATCAAGTGTTGCTCCAGGTGCTGCTGGTATAACATTAGGAACAACAACTAATAAATGGTCAACTGTTTATGCAGATGACTTTGACGGAAATGCAACAAGCGCATCAGGATTAAAACTTACTGGTAATGTATACTATCCTACAACACAAGATACAGCAAATACTGTAGCATTGCGTGATGCAAATGGCGATATAGAAGCAAGATTCTTTAGAGGTGTTGCTACATCTACTCAGTACGCTGACTTAGCTGAAATTTATGACACAGAAGAAGAACTACCAACAGGAACAATTGTTGCTGTAGGCGGTACAGCAGAAGTACGTCCAGCAAAAGCAAGTGATATAGTAGTAGGTGTTATATCTGCAGAACCAGCATATTTAATGAATAGCACAGCAGACGGACAAGCAATTGCACTTAAAGGTCGTGTACCTGTAAGAGTAAAAGGACCTGTTTCAAAAGGACAAGCTGTATATGCTTGGCAAGATGGTATTGCTTCAACTATTGCAACTACTGGATTAGTAGGTGTTGCATTAGAGGCATGTGATGATGACTCAGAGTGTTTAATTGAATGTGTACTTAAAGTATAAGTATAATGATGGAGAGAAATAGATGTCAACTGTAAACGTCGGTGATATAATTACAGCAGCTCAATATAACGATCTGCAAACAAGAATACTTAAAGTGTTAGGTAATGGATCTAGTGATTATGGTTACGGACAAGCTATTACTTCAGATGCTGTGGCAGCTACACAAACTATTCTAGCATCGCATATGAACGATTTATATGCAGACACAGTAGACGCTCGTACACACCAAACTGGCACAGTTCCTACAACTATTGCACAACTTGCAGTTACAGAAATAATTGGTGCAGACGCAAGTAATTCTCCAAATGAAACAATCAAAGGACATAACGATTATAATGCTGTTATTGGACAAGCTGAAACAAATAGGCTTGTAGCAGCAGCAGGTCAAATGAGTGCTGAAAATAAAATTACAAGTGTTCGCAGTAACAACTGGGGTAATAGTCCAGACGTTATTCAACATGTTGTATCTGTAACTTTCCCAGGCGGCCAGAGTACAAAGAATACTTCTAACGGTAATCATACAGCAAGTGCTGCTGATCATATGCGTTATTTCTTTAACGCTGGAGGAGAAATACGTTTTAGTGCTTCTTTTGCAGGAGGTAGTGGTGCAAAGTTTAATGACTGGAACAGTATGGTAACTAACATGGGTACTATTAAGTTTGGACGTTCTGGAACAACTGCCACAGGCACTGGTACAACTTCTGCTATTGGGTATTCAAACATAACTACAAGTTACCAGCAAATATTCCAAAAAGGTGGTAGCGGTGTTTATGCAGAAAATGATTATATCATACAAGCTAGAATAGTAGGAACAAACACCTTGCAGTTTAGAATCTACTTCAGAGACGATGATAGCGGTGACCAAACAGGACTAGGTGCACCAGTTGACGAAAATGTTGGTAGTACATTAACAAGCACAGTAAGTCAATATAGAGCAACCGGATCGTATGTATCTGTACCTACACCTACATATACAAACGACACTACGCTACAATAGTCCAAATATCTGTTGACAAATCCTAAAAATTGTTATATACTAGTGTAAATTACTAGGAGCTCTCGTATGGATGAACGTCTCGAAAAGGCATTGGACTTTTCTAATTATATGGTTACATTAAATAATCAAAAAAGATTGTTAGCAGAACAATTTGATCAAGATATTATTTACTACACCCGAGGGGGACAATTTACAGTAACACAAGAACTGATAAGTTTTTGTCATACTTTATTTGCATCTGATCAAACGGTTGCAGTTTTAATTGATGACAATAATATTCCTATTGAAATTGAATCACTAGAACATTTTTTGTCAGAAATTAATTCAATATATTTTGAAGCATCAAACAAATACCTAAACGAATATTCAAAACTGAAAAAGAATAGATCAGTGGAGGGTATTATTGGATAAGGGTGTTCTTACGTTTGCGAGAAATAACTCACAAGTTGATTATATTAAACAAGCAGTATTTCTTGCAAAGCGTGTTCGTAAATATTTAGATTTACCTACTACTATTGCAACTGATAGTGTAGATTATCTTGCGACTGCATATCCAGATTACAAAGATATTTTTGATCAAGTAATAGAACTAGATTGGACTGACACGCATGGTCTTAAACGTTTTTATGATGGTAGCATATCTGAAAAGCGTTTAGAGTTTAAAAATGATTCACGTTGTTTAGCATATGACATTTCACCTTACGATGAAACAATATTATTAGATAGTGATTATATTATTTCAGACGATACATTTAAGCATTGCTTCCTACAGGAACTTGATTTACTTATATACAAAGATGCATACGATTTAGCTAACTTTAGAGATTATTCAGAGTTTGAATATGTATCAGATACTAGTGTAGATTTTTACTGGGCAACTTGTGTATTTTTTAGAAAGACAGATGTAAACAAAATATTTTTTGAATTAATAAAACATATCCAAGAAAATTGGAGTTACTATAATGCAGTATATCAAATTAATTCTGTAACATATAGAAATGATCATGCGTTTAGTGTTGCAATTCATATTATGAATGGTTATCAATCAGGTAACTTTGTAGGACATATGCCAGGTAAATTATACTATACAACAGATAGAGATATTTTATTAGATTTACAAGATGAGAAATTTACGTTTTTAGTAGAAAAGCAACATCATCTAGGCGAATACCTTGCAATTAAGTTTGAAAATTATAGCGTTCATGTTATGAATAAATTTAGTCTTGAAAGGGTAATCAATGTCTAAAGGTATATTAATGGTTGCACAAAACAGTGCTGATGATTATGTTCTACAAGCATGTTTATGTGCAATGAGTATTAAAGCTACTAATGATGTCAGTGTATCAATACTTACAAATGACCCTGTTCCGGACAAATATAAAGAGTTGTTCGAACATATAATAAGTATTCCGTGGACTGACAGTGCAAAAGACGAAAACTGGAAAGTTCAAAATAGATGGAAAGCCTATCATGTAACACCGTACGATGAAACTATTGTAATGGATACTGATATGTTAGTATTACAGAATATAGATAGTTGGTGGAATTTTTTATCTAATTACGAAATGTACTTTACTAGTCATGTAATGGATTATAGACAAAATGTAATTAACGATACATATTATAGGAAAGCATTTACAAGTAACAAGTTACCAAATGTATATGTAGGTATTCATTATTTTAAAAAGTGTGATTTTGCACACGACTTTTATGGATGGTTAGAACTTGTATCTAATAATTGGAACTTATTCTACGGACACTATGTAAAAGAACATTATCCTAAAAGAATGAGCATTGATGTAAGTGCAGCAATTGTAACAAAAATATTAGACTGTGAACCTCAAATTACAAATGCAAAAGCAGCATTTCCTACATTTACGCATATGAAACCGCATCTACAAGGATGGAAAACTGTTACTGAATCTTGGCAAGAAAGAGTTGGCGTATATTTAAAACCTAACTTGGATTTAATTGTAGGTAACCATAAACAAGATGGCGTGTTTCATTATACGGAAAATAATTTTGTAACTAACAAAATAATAAAAACGTATGAGGAGGCACTATGTCTGTAATATGGGAAGCGCCTGCTGCAAAGGTTGGATCGCCTTATAGAGTTTACTTTGAAGCAAACACAGGAAATATTATCAGTGTTACTAATGATATTGAACAACGAGATGATTACCCATCTGTAGAAACAACTTTTGAAGATGTTGAAGATATTTTAACTGGTGAAGAATTTATTACTAGTGTAAAAGTTGTATACAATACACAAACAAAACTTTATGAACTTGATAGGAACACTTTAAATAACTATGTATATAATATTAATGATTGGTTGTATGAATGCAATGATGATACAAATGCAGATATACAAATTATACAAGATTTAAAAAATACATGTTGGAAGTTTTATATAGGAGAAGAATTAAAGGCAAGACTAAATGAACAAAAAGTAACATTAAATGTTGATTGTCATTTTCATGTAACTGAAAAAAATAATCCTAACGTGTTGCACAAAACATTAAGTTTTCCTTTATCGCAACTACGCAGCGAATTTTATATTGTACTTCCTTTTTCGGAACAGTATGAGTTTGACGGTGTACCTGTAAGTATATACACTATAAGAAAATTTGACACATATAGCTATGAGGTAACAAATGACTAAAAAGTTTAGAGTTTTAGATTATGATATTATATATTTGTCATATGATGAACCGAATGCAGAAGAAAATTATGCAGATTTATGTAGTAAGATACCCTGGGCTAAACGTGTTCACGGAGTAGAGGGCAGTGATGCTGCACATAAAGCATGTGCAGAACTAAGTGAAACTGATAGATTTATTACAGTAGACGGTGACAATAAAATTATACCTGAATTTCTATCACAAGAAATAGACTTTACAGAACATGCCGACTTAGAACATAGTGTAATTAGTTGGTGCGGCAAGAATGTTATTAACGGATTATTGTACGGTAATGGCGGACTTAAATGCTGGCCAAAAGAGTATGTACTAAACATGCGTACACATGAAAATGCAGATCCAGATAATCCACATGCACAAGTAGATTTTTGCTGGGATTTAAAATACATCCAGCAGAATAGTTGTTATAGCAATGTCTATAATAATGCAACTCCACAACAGGCTTGGAGAGCAGGATTTCGCGAAGGTGTAAAGATGGCACTAGATCAAGGTGTTAAGCCTACACAAGAAGAATTTCTCAAAGGACACTGGAAAAACCTGCATAGACTTTGGATTTGGTTAATGGTAGGTGCAGATGTACAAAACGGTAACTGGGCAATCTACGGAGCAAGAGAAGGATTGTATAAAACTATGTGTACAGATTGGGACTATGTACAAGTACGTGACTTTGAATACCTTAATGATATATGGAAAAAGAATTATAGTGAAATCGCTGAAGATAAGTTGCCATACGAAATTATGGGGCTAGGAGAAACACTTAAACATGAATTGGATATTCCTATCGCAACTGACCCATTAGATCCAGAACAAAGTGCTTTCTTTAAAATAGTATACCAAAATCCAAGCAGAAACCCTAATCAACAGTTTGTAATCGATCCAGAATGAAATCAGAAACCCAACTCATAAAAGAAAACATGGAATTAATGGACGACATAAGTCCAACATTTTGTTTAGCAAAATGGCACCATACTACTATCTATTTACATACAGGTGATACACATAGCTGTTATCATCCATCTCCGCATCATATACCTATCGAAGAAATTCGCAATAATCCAAGCGCACTACATAACACGTTAGAAAAGAAAAAAGAACGTGCTAAGATGTTAATAGGCGAACGCTGTGTAGGATGTCAATATTGCTGGAATGTTGAAGATATGAAAGATGATCATATTAGTGATAGAATGATACGTAACCAGTCTATATATAAACCTGAGCGTGTAAAAGAGATACTAGACAACCCTTGGGACTTTAATGTAAATCCAGAATATGTAGAAGTTGCGTTTAGTAATGAATGCAACTTCAAATGTGGATACTGCCATCCTATGGCAAGTAGTTCGTATCATGCTGAAATTAAAAAGTTTGGTAAGGTTGAAGGTGTAAACAATCATGCATTAGACATTGACTGGTTCAAACCTATGGCAGAAGATGACAATCCGTATATTCAGGCATGGTGGGAATGGTGGCCTGAACTTAGTAAAACATTAAACATATTACGTGTTACTGGCGGAGAACCATTAATGCATAAAAGCACTTGGCGTATATTTGATGAACTGAAAGCAAATCCCCGCCCACACATAGAACTTAATCTTAATAGTAATATGGGTCTTAGTCCTCGTATCATTAGTAAGTTTGCAGATAATGTTAACGAATTACTAGAAGGAAATAAGATTAAAAAGTTTAAGGTATATTCTAGTATGGATTCATTTGGTAAACGTGCAGAGTATATGCGCACTGGGTTGAGTACAGAATTATGGGAAAACAACATGCGTAATTTTCTTAATAGTACAAATTCAGATCTAACAGTGATGTGTACTTTTAACATTTTAAGTGTAACAAACTTTACATTATTTTTGCAAAAGGTGTTAGATTGGCGCAAAGAATTTTATGATGGTAAGCGTAGACGTATTAGATTTGATACTCCTTACTTAAAGGAACCTTTGCAATACGATATGCATATTTTACCTAAAGAAGAATTTTTGCCTTATATGGATCAAATTTTAGATTTTATAAAAGCAAACCAAGACGACAATGATATGACAAAGTTTAGTGATTTAGAATATGAACGTTTTCGTAGAGTACGTGATTACTTTGCAACAACCAGTTATAGCAACGAGCGCATTTTAGAAGGACGTAAAGATTTTTATAATTGGTTTACTGAATATGATCGTAGACGCAATGTAAACTTTTTAGAAACATTTCCTGAAATGGAAAACTTTTTTAATTTGTGTAGAGATACTGTATGAACATTTTTATAACTGGAATTGCTGGATTTCTCGGAAGCCATCTAGCAGATAGATTTATCGAACTAGGACATACAGTATCTGGTAACGATACTCTTATAGGCGGCTATGAAGATAATGTACATGAGAAGGCCGACCTATATAAAGTAGATTGTTGTGATAGATCACGCATGACAGAAATAATGAAAGATGTAGATATAGTAGTTCACACTGCTGCTACTGCACATGAAGGACTTAGTGTCGTAAGTCCTGATTTTATAACAAAAAATATATTTCAAGCAAGTGTAAGTGTTATTAGTGCTGCTCTTGCAAATAATGTAAAGCGGTTTGTGTACTGTACATCTATGGCACGGTACGGTGACCAGCAAGCACCTTTTACAGAGGACATGCAACCTAAGCCAGTTGACCCGTACGGTATTGCAAAAGTTGCAGGAGAAGATGTTTTAAAAGCTCTTAGTGAAACACATGGCATGGAGTGGAACATAGCAGTACCGCACAACATTGTAGGTCCGAGGCAGCGTTATGATGATCCGTTTAGAAATGTAATGAGTATTATGATAAACAGAAATTTACAAGGTAAACCTGCTATTATATATGGCGACGGAATGCAAACACGTTGTTTTTCCTATATAGCAGATTGTGTAAATTGTTTGGAGCGTATGAGTTTAGATCGATCTATTGTAAATGAAATTATTAACATTGGACCAGATGAAGGAACTATTACTATAAATGATTTAGCAAAACTAGTAGCAAATCAAACTGGTATAAACACTGCGCCTATACACATGGATGATAGGCCTAGAGAAGTAAAACATGCAATGTGTAGTGCTGATAAAGCACGACAACTTTTAGACTATGAAACTACTACAGATATTAAAACAGCAGTTGTGCGCACAACAGAATATATTAGACGCAGAGGAGTAAAACCGTTTGATTATACATTTCCTTTAGAAATTGTTAATGACAAGACACCAAAGACTTGGAAAGATAAGTTAATCTAATGCATTTTACTTTTGAGCAAATAATAGACGAAAATGAATTTAATAATCTTATAAGTTGCACAGATGTAAATCCGTCTGGTATCAAAAGATTTACTCCTAGCCCTTTAGTAACTGTGCTATACAAATATATTAGACGCCATCATAATTTAAAAATTACATTTGGAACTACACCTCTTATTAGTGACGAGCCGTATATTATAGCATCTGGAGTTGCACATAGTCCTGATGGTTGGGCAGAATCACCTAACGGAAGCAAGACAACACCTTTTGATCACTTAACTAAACAACAGAGGTATGATTTAAAATGGGGCAAGGCATACTTACTATTAGATCAATCACACGAAGGTTATCACGAACATTGGTTATGGGGATGGTTTCATGATAAGTGTAACAAATATGATATTCCTATACAACGTATAATATATGTAACTGGCAATATGAATAGTGCAGATCAATATAATGAATGGGCAACTAATCACGGATTACTAAAAGAAGTCCGGATGTATGTTTTTCCTTATAGTCATTTTGAAATAGCAATGGCTAGTATGATACCAGAAAGTAATTTACCTACAGCAAAACAACAATTCAAATACAAAAGAAAAAATGCAGAATCTATAAAATTATACGATTGCCTACAAAAAAGAGCTCGAAATCATCGTGCTTGGCTATTTGCAAAACTACATAAAGAACAGTTGCTAGATAAAGGTATTAATTCTATGAATGAATTTACTTTGCAACGTGCATTTATGGAAGGACAACATTTACCTGAAGAAGATTATAATTCAATCAAAGGTATGTTGCCTATGTATCCACCTAATGACAATGACGCTCATACATACGAGTCGCAAGACTGTGGACAATTTTTAATAAAATACAACGAAGATATTATGTTACAGACATGGTTATCTATTGTAAGTGAAGCACACTATAGCGATCCTGATACTAACCATACTGTTTTTCTAAGTGAAAAAACTTTTAAACCTATTGCGTGTTCTCAACCGTTTATTTTGTATAGTAATAAAGGCTCGTTGCGTAGACTTCGTGAATTAGGCTACATGACATTTCATCCTTTCATAGACGAAACTTATGATAATTTAGAAACATTTGATAGATTAGACGCAATAGTAAAAGAGCTTAAACGTATTGATAATTTTACTACAACAGAAAAACTCGATTGGCTAAAAAGTATGGTTTACATATTAAGATACAATCGAAACCATTTAGAAAAGTTAGCAACAACCCCGTCTATAAATATGTTAACACAGTTTAGGAAAATATTTTATGTTTAGTAGCCAAGTAAAACAAATTAATAAAGATTTGGCAAAAAAAGGAAGAGCAATTGTTTCTATAGGCTGCTCGTTTGTACAAGGCCAAGGCGCAATTAATGATGAGATTTTCGATAATTATACTTTCAAAAATAATAATTTAGGCGAAGTACTTTCACTACAGACAAATGACAAAGAAATAAAACAAATACTTAATTTGTATCCTTCGTTATCTGTAAATCATAGTAATAAAATAGATTTTACTATGATGGAATATGAAAATTCTTTTGTATATCAGTTAGCTAATCATCAGTATAAAGAGAAATATGTTCCGATTAACCTTGGTCAAAGAGGTTGCGGTAATAGAGCAAGTATAAAAGAACTATATTTTAACAATATTAACTGGAATTTTTGTAAAGAAATTATTGTAATATATTGTCCTAGCGGAATGGAACGATTTGACTTTGCCCAAGATCAAAGTACTGAACATTTTAGATGGATATGCATGTGGCCAAATAATCTTCCAGAATCAGACGGTCCGAGAAAAAAACTTTGGGACGGATACAGAGATTCAGTGTATTCTGATAAACATGCTATTATAGAACAAATTGCACATGTTCAAGAATTACTCACATGGTGTAATGCACACAATGCAAAATTAATTATAACTCCTGCATTTGATAGACGATACGATAAAGAGTATTTTCAAAATGAACTTGCAATGCACGTTGACAGGCACGGCGGCAACGCATTAGGAGATTACAGAAACAAAAGAATGTTTGAACCAAAAAACTTGTTTGTAGATTATTACTTAGAAATGTGGCCTTGGGATAAAATGTTTTATCCTTACGGGTTTGAAACGTTTGCTGATCTAGCAATTAATCAAGAACCTGATGTAGAAGATAAACGAGAAACTTATTGGCAATTCCAAGGAAATAGATCACCATTAGGCTATATCACAGCATGTTCTCACCCTGGACAAAAGGCACATGCATTATTTGCATCAGCACTTGCTAAGTACATCAAGGAACTTAAAAATGGATAGTACAACTCAAGTATCTAACATTACTTATGAATTTCGTAATAGATATCTAGAGGATGGACAACCTAATTGGGAATTTTCTCGACAGCAACCTGATTGGCCTGAGTATGTAAGAGATGAATTAAATCATCCTTTTACTAAATTTTTACCTGTTTCTTTGGATGAAAACGGAAACGCGACTGATAATTTTTCACAAGGCGACAGTGAAATCGAATGGAAAAGGAGAAGACGCCATCTTGGCAAGGCCTGGCACTATTTTAGCAAGAAGATACATTACAAAAGAAATGCTAGTGGATTTAGAACATATGAATGGCATGAAATAAACTGGAAAGAATGTATTGTATTGTTAGGTTGTAGTTGCACTTACGGAGTAGGTGTTGATGATTCTGAAACAATAGCAGAACAATTAGAAGCATTATGTGGTAGACAAGTTGTTAATTTAGGCTTAGGAGGCACCTCCAATCAGTTTATGGCATTTGTATTAACAAAATTATACAATCGCTTTGACTCACCATATGCTGTAGTTGCAAATTATACAACAGTTGATAGGAACTTATATTTTCACGAATCAGACTTGTTCCATTTAGGTCCTTGGGCTGTTAACCATAAGGATAAACTTCCTTACGATAGTTTGTATCCTGTAAGACAAAAAGACTTATACTTTAATAATTTTTATAATCCAACAAATGCTATGATGCAAACACGAGCATACTCGGATACTATTAGAGCATTATGTAAAGATAGATCAAAGCTGTTGAATATTACATTTTTTGAAGATGCTGCTCATGCAGTAAGAGCAGATAAATTTTTTACCATAGATAATGAGGCAAGAGACTGTAACCACCCAGGTAGAAATCGATATAAAGAAATAGCAGAGTGGATAAATGAGCGACTATAATAATGCAGCAGACACTGCTGAAAAACAATTAAAAAGAATTAGTTCTAGCATGTGTTATGCAAAATGGGCACAAGTAAGTATGCACTTAACAAATGGTACTACACACAGTTGTTATCACCCTCCTTTGCACAAAATAGATGTGGAAGAAATTGTAAACACACCAAGTGCCTTGCACAATACAAAACAAAAGAAATCAGAGCGGTCTCAAATGTTAAAAGGCGAGCGTCCTAGCGGATGCACTTATTGCTGGAAGATTGAAGATCAAGGCGGCCGTAGTGATCGTATATATAGATCAGGCGAGTACTGGGCACAAAATGCAAGAAGTGATATTATTGATGTACTTGACACAGGTAACATTACTCCTAGATATGTAGAAGTTAATTTTAATCAAGCATGTAATTTAAAGTGTATGTATTGTAGCCCGCACCTAAGCACAGCGTGGCATGATGAAATAAAACAACATGGACCTTACCAACTTGTAGACACAAAGCATAACGATACTACTGCACTAGCAGAACAAGGACTCATGCCACTTAACGTACCACAAGCTGAGAATCCATACTTGCGAGCATTTTGGCAATGGTGGCCAGAGCTGTATAAAAAATTAGAAGTATTTCGTATTACAGGTGGCGAACCTCTAATGGATGTAAACACTTTTAAAGTTTTAGATTACATATACAAACATCCTAATACTTCTTTAGAAATGAGCATTACAACAAATATGAGTCCGCCTAAGACTGAACTGTTTGACAAATTTATTTCTAAAACAAAAAAGTTAGAAGAAATACAAATATGGGAAGACAAAGAAAAGTTTAATCCTGGTAGTGGAAACAATTGGTATGTTAATCCTGCACTAAAAAATTTAGCATTGTTTGTTAGTGTAGATTCAGTAGACGAACAAGCAGAGTATATTCGCACTGGTTTAGATTACAAGTTAATGCAACAAAATATAAACACATTTTTGCAAGAAACTAACAATACTACTTTAACTTTTATTAACACATTCAATGCTTTAAGTTTGCCCGGCTTTAAAAAGTTCTTGACAAATGTGTTAGAATTGCGTAAACTATATAGTAAGGAGTTACAAGGTATAAAGTATATTCCAATTGTTGATCCATACAACACGCATGATGATTACGAAATACATCCACGTCAGCGAATATGGTTTGATGTGCCATTGCTTAGAGATCCAGCATGGCAAAATATGAATATACTACCTAGAGAATATAGTTATATGATTAAAGATGCACTTGACTTTATGAAGGAAAATTCAAACGTAGATAACTTTGCAGGATTTTACGATTTTGAAATTGCAAAAGTAGAACGTAACTTGGAAATGTTTTTAGCAGCTCCAAGGCACGATTTAACTACACAGCGTAAAAACTTTGTAATGCATATGACACAACATGACCAACGCAGAGAAACAAATTTTGAACAAACGTTTCCGGAATATGCTAATATGATAAATGATTGGAAAAACTTGTAATGTATGATATGGTTTTTGTAGGACCAAAATCAGAGCGTTACAATAATTTAAAACAAAAATACGCAATGCTCAAACATGCTAAAGACGTAGATATAGCAAGATCTTTATCTATGACAAGGATGTTTTGGATTATCTGGGACGATGTGCAAGTGTGTGATGATTTTGATTTTGATTACCAAGCAGATCAATGGAGTCAAGATGTAGTACATGTTTTTAAAAATCATAATAGTTTTGACGGTATAATCCTAGTTCCTAAGAGTGCTACTATTACAGAAGAACAAATTAAGCATAGAAGTTTCTCTGAAAAAAAAGAAGTTGATATTATAGCAAGTATTCCTTCCTCTTACGATGTATTTGAAATAAGCTCCTATGATGATTATGTATATGCTTTAGAAAATAGTTCAACTGAAATGTTTTGGATGAGTAGTAATAATCTAAAAATTGATAACAATCTAGTTAACAGTTTTTATATTTCTCATCATGAAATAATTGATAGAACACAAAATCATGCATTTATACATCGTGTAGGCGATACTGATTACTATAATGGTGTATTTTTATGTAGTAAACATGCTTCACTATCAAAGCGTGAAGTTGAATATAGATTTCCAGTCAATAGAAAAGAATGGGATGTAGTTGCAAGTGGCCCTGCAAAATATGATATATTTAAAGTAGATTCATATAAAGATTATGAATATGCATTACAAAACTCATCTACTGAAATGTTCTGGATGATACCATCAGACGTTAATGTATGTGATGATTTTAAATTTGATTTATATTTTAATTTTGACAACGATTATGACAGAAAAACAAATCATGTATTTAAAAATAGCGAGTGTTATGACGGTATAATACTATGCAGTAAATATTTACCAATTAGTCAGCGTGAAATTGATCACAGATTTATTGTAAATGCAAAACAGTGGGATATAGTAGCAAGCACTCCTAAACCCTATGACTTATACTATATAGAAACTTGGGAAGATTATGAACACGCAACAGCTAGTAGTTCGACAGAAATGTTTTGGGCTGTGTCTCATAACTTAAAATATGATCGATCTTTTATAGACAGTTTTTATTTTAGTCATCACAATACCTATGATAGAAATGAAAATCATTCTTTTGCACATAGTGTTGGCGATAAGAAATTGCACAACGGCGTATTCCTGTGTTCAAAAAACAAACCTCTAAATAAAAAACAAATAGATTATCGATTCTTAGTAAATGCAAAACAATGGGACGATGTTGTTAGTGGTCCTACACAGTATGATATTTTCGAAGCAGACACATACCAAGAGTATTTAGATGTACTTAAACAATGCAACAAAGAAATGTTTTGGATAGTGCCAGCCCATGTTGATCCATGTAAAGACTTTAAGTTTGATTTATACTTTAGTCATGATAACGAATACGATAGAAAAATAAATCATGTATTTAAAAATGACAAATATTATGATGGAATTATTCTGTGTAGTAAACATAGTGTAATTAGTCAGCGTGAATTTGAACATAAATTTTTAGTAACAAGTAAAAAAGAACACGATATACAAGCAAGTACGCCTAGGCCGTACGAAGTCTTTCATGTTTCTACTTACAATGATTATATAAATGCTAGAGAGACTTCTAAGTTTGAAATGTTTTGGTTAACGTTTGACGACATAAATGTACAGAATAATTTTAAGTTTGATATGTACTTTCCGCATTATGATACCTACAACAGAAATATTAATCATGTTTTTAAAAATGGAAAGTATTATGATGGCATAATACTTGCAAGTAAAAATGAACCAATATCAGAACGAGAGTTTTTGTTTAGATTTTTGGCTAGAAAAAAAGAACAAAACATTATAGCATCAATGCCTGCACCATATGACGTTGTATTCATAAGTTATCAAGAACCTAATGCAGATGAAAATTACAGGCTTCTTAAAGAGAAGGTTCCTAACGCAAAACGTATACATGGTGTTAAAGGTATACATCAGGCACACATAGAAGCTGCAAAGCAGTGTAAGACACCAATGTTTTATATTGTAGATGGCGATGCACTTATAATGGATGACTTTAATTTTGATCACCAAGTTGCTGCTTGGCAATATGATCATGTATTTGTATGGCGCAGTCAAAACCCTATTAATGATATGGTATACGGTTATGGTGGCCTTAAATTGTTTCCTACACAACTTACAATAGATATGGATACAACTAAACCTGATATGACTACAAGTATTAGTAAAAAGTTTAATGCAATGCCAGACATTGCAAATATTACTGCGTTTAATACCGGACCATTTGAAACTTGGAAAAGTGCATTTAGAGAATGTGCTAAATTAAGTTCGAAAGTAATTGACAGACAAAAGGATGACGAAACAAATGCAAGACTTAAAACTTGGACAACTGTGGGGCAAGATAGACTGTTTGGTAAGTATGCTTTGGCAGGTGCTACCGCTGGCATGCAGTTTGGCCTTTCTAATGGGGTTGACCTTAGGTTAATAAATGACTTTGATTGGTTAAAGGAGCAGTTTGATGCAAACATTTGAATTGTTAGATAGATTTGAATTGCTTTATCCTACTAAAAGTAATTTAGCAGATTTGCGTAGAGCATATACTGATAAGGATTTAAGTAGTATTTTTCGACTAGTGAACGATAATAATAAAGAAGACCTACGTAAATTAGTTATGGAAGATAACACTTGGAAATTATGGCCTATATTAGACAGCTATGTACAAACACAGTTTATTGCAGCGTTTAAAAACTTCTTTGTCAATGAAACTAAAATATGGGACGATTGTTTTAGCAGAGGACAATTACAAAGTAAATTATGGTTAGTGCAAGAATTGCAAAAACTGAATGTAGATTTAGGAACAGTATATCTTTGTGCAGGATGGTACGCTACACTTGCTACAATGTTATTTGAAAGTAACATTAAAGTAGATAAAGTTAGATCTTTCGATGTTGATCCTACTTGTATGGATATAGCAGAAGTATTTAACAAGCCGTGGTTTGTTGATAGTTGGCGTTTCAAAGCAGTGACCAAAGATATTTTTCATATCACATATGACGAACATTGGTGGGAAAGTTGGAGCAATGCAAATAACAGAATGAGTAAACCGATACATGATGTACCAACTACAATTATTAACACAAGTTGTGAACATGTTGAGCCATTTAATCAATGGTACGATAAAATACCAGAAGGTAAGCTAGTTGTATTACAAAGCAATAACTTTTTTGAAGTAGAAGAGCATGTGAATTGTGTAGATAGTATTGATGAATTTATAGCATCGGCTCCTATGGATAATGTTTTATACAGCGGCGAACTAGAACTGCCCAAGTACAAGAGGTTTATGTTAATTGGATTTAAGTAATTTAACACTAAGA